ATGACCACTAACATAATCGACTTGGACAAAGAACGGTTACGGCAAGCAAGGGATATCCTCGCCAAACTCCAGTTCTCCGATGACATCCCTCTGCAATTCATGGCTGACCACTGCGAGCCAGCAAGAGCTTTGCTTGGCTGGAGCGTGGAGGCCTTGGCCTTCAGGTCTGGCGTATCCCCCAAAGCGATAGCCGCAATGGAAGCAGGCAAGCGCAAGCTCCGCCGGGTCACGATGCAAGCGCTGGCGTTTACCTTCGAGAAGGAAATGCTTATTTTCCTGCCAGGTCACCCCCCGATGATCGGCAGCAACTGTAGCGGCGCTACGCCAGATCCACGAGAAAGGGCCGACTATCACTTGCTGGAGTGACCACCAGATGCGCGGGCCCTTTCGCGATCCTGAAGAGCTGTCAGTTTGATGGAGCACTGATCGGCATCGGCTGCGAGCTGGGCAAGATCCGTCGCAGTCGCTGGGTGAAGTTCGGCGTACTTGGCTCCATCATCCACGCTGGCGCCGACGGCTCCGGCTGGCAGGCCGGGAGCGGAACATCTGGCCGAGGTGATACGGACCCGCATCCGCTGCCGAGCAGCAGCCAAGTCAGCAGTAAGCTGATCATTGATAACTTGCGCATGTCGTAACTCTCCATAACGTTGCTCATCGATCGCCTGTAAATCAGCCTCCAGGCGCTGCCGCTGTTCGGTTCTTCGCTGAAGCTCGGCCGCCACTGCCTGACTGGTCTCTCCTCGCTCCCGCTCGTGTTGCAGCTTCAACGCTGCCATCTGCTCACCGAGTCGCCACTCGGCCACCCGCCATGTAACAGCAGCAACAACGGCCAATACCAGCGCGACAATCACCACCCGCGCCCAAGTCGCCAAGCCACCAGCCCCAAGCCACATCACGACAGCACCGCCCTGGCCCGCTGCCACAACACCAGGCGCTCCGCCTGACCGTTCGTGCCGCCGTTGATGCGCCGAGTGATGGCGGCGAACTCGCCCCGGTCGGCCAGTTCGTTCAGGCCGTGCGTCGACCACCACCAGGCCGCCGAGATCGCCGCCCACTCCGGCTGCTCGAGCAGTTCGGGTTCCTGCTCCAGCGGCTGGCCCAGCCCGGCGCCGGCGGCGCGGTAGTTCGACCGGCCGGTGATCTGTAGCAGCCCGCGCCCGCGGTACCGCCAGCCGTCGCCCGATGCCTCGTCGCCATTGCCGTTGCGCGAGGCGTAGGCGTTGTTGGCGATGGCTCGGGGGTTGCGCGCCAGGCGCTGCGCCAGGGCGTTGGGCTGGCCGTCGGCGCCGAGGTACCGGCTCGGCCAGGTCGCAGCCAGGCCACGGGCACTGTAGTTGAGGTTCTCCACCAAGCGGGTCAACTGGCCGCTTTCGTGGCCGACCTGGGCGAGGAACGCCGCCGCGCGCACAGGCGACGTGATACCGAAGCGCGTCATCCCGCGGTTCAGCGCACCAACAAAAACGCCGGCTCGAGGGCCGGCGTTCGGGAGGATATGCAGCAACTGCTGCTCGGTGATAGGCATGTGAGCTCCAGAAGCGACGAAGCCCGCGCAAGGCGGGCTTTCGTTCGTCGATAGGTGTTGTCAGGCTGGTAGCTGATCCGGCAGAGGATACCTGGCCTTGATCTCCTCGACCTTGGCTTTCACCTCGGCAGATCAACAGGCCCGTCGAAATCACCCGGAACGGAAACCGGCTCGGGGTATCTGGCAGCATGGGTCGCATCTGCCGGATATCTGTAAATGATCCACACCGAAATCGTTTCTCCTCTTCTACGAACTTGGTAGACAGGATATGGATCGGCGAAGTCATCCATCGTGAGCTCGGCGCCGTCTTCGATGCCTGGGAACGCATAGTCACGCCCCTCCACAGTGAGCACGCCACCCGAAACCGAGACGGTTGTGTAGTCGCCAAATTCCGCGGGCCCGTACTGCGGCGAAAGAACCAGCAAGAAGTTCATCAGAACCACCTCCCAATGGCCGTTGCAGAAATAGCGGTAGAGGTCCCTGCAGGCCGCGCCGCAATATCGAAACCTCGCAACGTCGCAGATGTAGTGCTGGGGAGGGTTGCGACACTCCCCCAACTCGCGGCTGAACCCCACCGAAACAAACCCACGGAAACCGCCGGCACACCCGAAAATGCCACCGGGAATGACCACGTCCTAGCACCTTGGAAGAGAGAGCCGTAGGCAGAGTCGATGGCCTGGTCGGTGACATTGATACTCATCGTGCATATCTGCGTCCCATCCGCGAACCGCACATACTCCCCGTTCGCGTTACTCCCGCGATCAATCACCGCACCGGTCGGTACGCCGCTCGACTGCGAAACGGCGCCCAGAATGCTGTCTCGAGAGTACAGCGCGCCCGAACTACCGAGCGCCTCCCGTACCGCCGCACTGCCGAGGCCGAGATCCCCCCGCGCTGCCGCCGCATTTGCAGAAAGCGCCCAGGGCTTGATCCCCGCCAGGGTTGCCCCCCACTGGTTGGCGATCAGATTGAATCGATCCGACAGGTCCTTGTCGTAGCCCAGGATCGGCGCCACCGCATAGGCCTGGCCGCTGGCCGTGCTGCCCTGGTAGTTGGGCTTGATCGAGATGACCGTCGAACTGGCGACGTTTGTGACCTCGTACCAACGTCCATCGGGTCCGCGAAATGCGTCGCCGACTCGGGCATTGGACGAGAACTGTGTGCCGGTACCGGTAACGGTCGGGCTATTTGCGGTCACCGCCACGGTTCCGGTTGAGTACCACGCCATAGAGTTCTCCTGCTATGCAATGGCCAGAAGAGGCCATGGGAAAGGTGTTCGTATTGCGTCTTGCCCAGGTCCTCCGACTTGAACAGTTGCTACGACTGTGTTTCGGGCCGAAGTAACAAACCCAATGGAGCACTCTCCAGTATCACCTTGGGGCGGTTGCGCCTGTACATTGAAATGACTAACCAGAAAATACCCATCAGTCCCATGCGGCCACGGTGCAGACCATGAATGCAGGGTGTAATACCCCAGATAGTTACCATTCGTGCCGTAATAATTCAGCATCTGGGTACCACTTATGAACCGAACAAGATCCCTGTTACTGTCAAATACCACTCTCGACTGATTGTCGAATATCTGCATCCCCCATCCGCCAGTTTTCGGCATGAACACCGCGCATGCCTTCCACTTCCCTCCCAGTACGACGCCGCTTGTATCTTGAAATACCTTCACGTAGAAGCTGAAACCCGTCCAGTTCCCAGCCGAACCAGCATGCTGGAACATCGTTATGTGATGCGAACCATTAGGGCAAAAGAAAACAAACGGTGGGAGCGGGCTCTGCACCGGAGATGGGTACGAGACGTTGATGATCTGGGCATTAGTGGCTGGATAGGTTCCAGACGCAACCAGATGCAGACAAGGGTGGTCCTGATCGATTATCACCTGACCGGCATTCCCAACAAATTTCGCACCGAAACTCATGAGAACATCACCGCATATAGAGTGTAATTCGCTGTTACATCACCGGACCAACCAAACGTAATAGTCGAGCCGCTAATGGTATGCCTGGGAATCCAAGATCTAGAATCCGGCGTATTGCAGACGACAAACATGACACCTTTAGAACCGTCGAACCCAGGGACCGTAACTGAAAGTCCCTGAGGAATGTTCCCCAAGTCCCGACGATAGACCATCCTCAATGAGTAATTGTTGCTGTCAAAGAGTATTGAGCCGCCGGCCGAACGCGTTCTCATTCCGTAACTCATACATCAAGATTCCCGATCTGGACTCGAAGCACCAAGTTTCCGTCATACACTTTTATTGCCTCTGCCGTCTGACGCATAAACCCTCCCGACGTTGCGCTGTTCATTGTGAACGTGCCGCCCTTATCCAACTTCCACAGCGGCTCGCCGTTGGCACCGAGGGCGGTCGACTGAATCACGTTGCCGATCTTCGCGTTGGTGATCGAGCCGTCCTGGATCATCGCGTTGTTGATGAACATCTGGCCGCCGACGATCGAGACCGGCGCCACGGTCTGCCCGCTGGAACTGTTGAACCAGAGGAACCGATCAGCCTGGAACGCCATGGTCGTTACGCTCGTACCGCTGTCGAAGCCCAGTTGCCAGCCAGCGGCGTACTTCTGGCCATTGGCATGCGCCTGGAGCTTCACGCTGTAGAGCGCCTTGACGTTTCCATCCAGCGAGGTAACCGCTTGAGATGTGGTCTGGATGTTCGCCTCGTTGGTATCGGTGCGCGCACTGACGGTATCCATCCGCCGCCCCAGGGCGCTGTCCGCGTTGGCGCGGACGGTCTGTTCGGTGCTGATGGCCGAGGCGTTGCTCGCAACCTGGCCGGATAGCTGATCCAGCCGCTGGACGGTCACGGCATTGTTCGACGCAACGACCGACTCCACGGTGGCGATCCTGCCCTCCGCGGTCCCGGTACGCGCTTCAAGCAAGCTCGTCCGCTTCGCCTGCGCTTCATCCTCGTTCGCCCGCACGGTGACTTCGGTGGCGGCTCGAGCAATGGTGTCCCAGCCCTTCAGCGCATCGGCCTTCTCTCCGGTCGCCGGCTCCCGGCGGGCGGCAGCCTGCAGAACATCCAGGCTCGAAGCCGCCGCTTCGACCTTACCGTCGAGCTCGGTGATATCCGCGGTGTTGGTGGCCACCTGCTGGGCCAGGCCGTTGGCCGTCTCGATCGACTGTCCGATGTCGGCCCAGTAGGTCGCGTTCGGCGGCGAGGCGTTGAGCGGCACCGCCTGCTTCGCTTGATACAGCCGGTTGCCGACCCGCACGATATCGTTCTTCGCGTAGGTCTTCGTCGGGTCGTAGGCCAGCACATCGGTCAGATTGTCGATCTGGTCCTGCAGGCCAGTGATATCGACCTGCATCTGATCGATGTCGGCGAAGAACTGCTCGCCCAGCGCGGACTCGACGTACTCCTTGGTGATCAGTTCGTTGTACTCGCTCGCATCCGTCGAGCTGATACCGTCGACCCAGGCCGACCAGGGGCCGACGTTGCCTGTCCGGTCGATCAGCCGCCCGCGGAAGGCCAGGCGAGCGCCGGCCGCCAGCGAGGTCAGCGTGTGGGTGTCGGTCGGGTACGCGAACAAGCCCAGGGCAGTTGCGTTCTGTTCGCTGCCGCCCGGGGTAACCGACTGTTGGATCTCGGTGTAGGCGGTGTCCGCCGCGCCACTGGCCGGGAATCCCCACTCCAGGCCGATCTTCCACGGTCCGCTGGTGGTACGCAGGAACGCCAGCGCCGGCGGCGCACCGGTCTTGCCGCTGAGCTGGGTCAGGATCGAACTCTTCCAGACCGACGTGATGTCGAAGGCCGACACCGCACGCACTCGCGCCAGATATCCACCAGCGTAGATGCCGGTCACATCGACGCTGGTGGTGCCGGCACGCGGCAGGCGGATCCAGTTGCCGCTGTCCTTCTTCCATTCCACGTCGTAGGCGACGGCGCCCTCCACTGCCGGCCAGGTGATCGTCATGGTGCTCACCGCCAGCCCCTGGTCGATTGTCCAGCGCGACGAGAGCGTGACGCTGGCCGGTGGCTGCACGGTGGTGACCGGGATGATGCTGATCGGGCGCTCCTCCAGCCGTGCGCCGGTATCGATGTGGTCGAACTTGCTCGGCTCGTACTGCAGGCCGTTGATGGTCCACTGGCCGTTGTCGTCACGCTTGGTGCTCATCACCCGATAGAGCTGGACAGCCAGGTCATCGGCGTCGAGCGCCCAGCATAGTTCCGGCTCCGGCGTCTCCGAGTAGGCCGCGGTGACGGTGACGGCCTTGCCGTTGACCGACTGCACCGTCCGGCCCTCGGCGCGCCCGCTCGGCAGGTTGATGATCAGGCGATCACCAGCCTTGGCTTGAGTGACGCGATCGAGCGTTACCACGCGGCCAGCAACAGCCGAGATCCGGCCGCCAATCTCGCGGCCGGCCAGCAGAGAGTCAGCCACCGGGATGATGTAGCCCGGCAGCGGAATCCGGCCTTCCATACCGGTGGCGAAGGTGATGGTGCGGTCCTGCACGCTGGTCAGCACCGCCCACTTTCCGCGCCGCTGCGCCTCGCTCTCTCGCGTACATCCGATGGCAGACAGCTCCACCGGGTTGTCGCCATAGCGACGCAGCAACGGCGCGTCGGAATAGCCCGTCACGTCGGTGTCGTAGTTGTTCGCCGGGTTGTCGTAGCTGACCAGGGCGCGGCTGTATCTGGTGCGAGCCGAGGCGGCGCCGTAGGTCATCTTCCCGTCAATCACATTCGCCCGGGTGAACACGTAGTCGAAGTCGGCAGTGCGCGGCATGTCGGCCTGCGACACAAGCTGGCCCTGCGCCCAATAGCTCATCCCCCGATAGATCGCCGCGATATCCCGCAGCAGCGTCCATGCCTGGGAGCGCGACTGCAGGTTCAGATCACACAGAAAGCGCGGCTCCTGGCCGCCCTTCCCGTCTGGCACCAATTGGTCGCAATACTGGGCGATCTTGTAGAGCTCCCACTTGTCCACCATCCAGGGCTTGATCCGCTTGCCCAGGCCGAAGCGCGCGTTGGTGCTGATGTCGTAGGTGATCCACGCGGGATTGTTGGTCCAGGCGCTCTTGAAACTGCCATCCCAGACGCCGGTGTACGTGCGCAGCTCCGGGTCGTAGGTGGTCGGCACTTGGACCTTGCGGGCCTTGCACTCGACGGTGACGGCCGGAATGTTGCTGAACTGCTCTGCGCTGAACTCGATGTAGAGCAGAGCTGTGTTTGGGTAGCGCAGCTTCGCGTCGATCACCTCAGTCAGACCGGCGATCAGCATGGTGTCGGCGATCAAGCTGCTGTTCTGGTTCGGCGTGAGCCGGCGCACGCGTACCTGCCAGCCAGTGGTCGCCGCCGGCAGGTCGATGCGCTGGCTCCGCTCATAGCGGCTGGTGTTCTTGCCGGCGACAGCATCCAGCAACACCTGCTGGTAGGCGCCGCCGTCGGTGCTGACGTCTACGGCATACTCGATCCGGTAGCCGTTCACGTCCCCACTGCTCTCCTGCTTCTGCAGGGCCGGCCAGGCGAAGCGCAGGCGCACGGCGGACAACTGGGTGTTGGTCACCGAACGCACCCACGGGGTGTCGCTGCGCAGCTCCACGTTCACCGTGGTCTCGTTCTCCACCGAGGGGATTCCGGGGATGTAGTCCTGATCGACACTGCCGCTGCGCCATTCCCACTTCACGTTGGGGAAGTTGACGTTGCCGCTGGCGTCCATCAGCGGGGTGTTGTCCAGGTAGATGTCCTGGTCGCTCGGCCCCTCGGCGAACTCGCCCTCGCCCACCGCCAGCAGAAGCTTGGCGGTGGCCACCGACTGCAGGCTGTCACGCGCGATCGACGGTTGCTTGGGCTTGCTGCTGCCGCCCTTGCGGCCAGTGAGGTGCTGCTGAACATCGGCGCCCATGCGTTTCTCCAAGCATAAAAAAACCGCCTCTTGGCGGTTGGTGTTGAACGGTCCGGTCAGATCTTGTCTTCGGCGTAGATCGAGGCGCTGATGATCGCGCCGCCCCAGCGCCTGTACCCATAGCAGAGCGGCACAGGGTTACCGCTGGCGGTGGTGTTCTTCGCACTGCCGAAGGCGTAGCTGGGCAGGTTCTCCGGGGCGGCTGACTGGCTCAGGCCCTTGGCCTGCGGGCTGATCATCTGGACAACGCCACCCAGCGTAAGGGCAACGCCGACTTGCAAGGTCGGGGCGCCAAAAAAACTAGCAACAATCAGGGCAGCGCCAACAACAGTTTGGAGAAGACCAGCACGCTTGCTCCCCGAGATCACAGGAACAATCCGAACCTCTCGCGAACCGCCGGAACCCATATCCCCCTCACCAATGTTCTTGCGGTTGCGGAAGATGGCGAAGCGCATACCCATTCGCTCCAGGCGCTGGATAGCTTCCTTGAAGCCCGGCAGGGTATTGCGCAGAGCGCTGAACGCTTCCTGCACAGTACCGGTGTCGAGCAGGCGTCGGTGCTCCCGGCCGAACTCCCGAATGAGCGGGCCGGACAGTTTGATAATCGTCACGGAAGACTGCGACATCGCACCTCCAATAAAAATGGCCCGCCGAAGCGAGCCTAATAGATCATTCAATTATTCCAGAGCTAGATAGATGCTCTGGCGCCCCATGTTCCACAAAGAATGCAAACAGCGGGAAGCCGGAAATCGACCTGCCGAACGCAGACACTGATGCGAGCTCAAAACCACGCCCCGTGTTCATGTACCAGCACACGGCTTTATCGCGAGAGGCGCCAAGAGACTGATGATCCGTGTAGTCAACACTCACATAGGACTCTTGCAGTTTCGCCCTTCTACGGATATCAACTTGGAGCGCGGCCTCTTGATCAACGCTGAGTTGCCCGTTGCGGGATTTAAGCTCAGCGAACCGCCGGAGATTTCTTTCCTCAGGCGCAGCAGTAATTACAGACGATGAGTTGACGGAGATACCTGCGGGATCTACGGCCATTTTTCTGATAACCGACTCGCAGGCCGAGATCATCTTCGCGTCATCAGAGTTTGAGCACCCGGCCAGAGCAGCCAGCAGAACTAATCCAATCAGCTTCTTCATGGTTCCCTCCTTTCAAGATGGCCGGAGGGTAGCACAGCCTATTCCCCGGCCTGGCGATGCCGCAGCACCAGACGCACCCGCTCGTGCCAGTTACCGCCATAGACGATGATCTCGCTTGGCTTGCCGTAGAGGTGGTGCAGCAGGAATGGCCCGGCGCCGAAGACCTTGCTGTCCTCCCCGGGCAGAGCCGCGTCGGTACCGAGGTAGATGCCGGCGTGGTTCGGGTGCTGCGTGCGCCCGACCTCGAAGACGATCATGTCGCCGCGCCGCGGCTGGTCGACCGGGCAGAACCCGGCCGCCTGGAAGTGCTGCTCATACAGGCTCGGCCCATCGGCCTGCTCCCACCAGCCGTCCTCGCGCGCGAAGCGCTCGAACTCCAGGCCCCACTCGCGCTGGTACCAGTCGGCGCAGACCTGCCAGCAGTCCCAGGCGCCATGAACGAACGGCCTTCCCAGCAGCGGGATGTTGCTCTGCGGCGCGATGGTGCGCAGGTCGCCCTCCGGCCAACTGAGGATGTGCCAGGGCAGGCCCGACGCCTCGCACATGGCGAGGTCGTGCGGTGACGGCCTGCTGGTGGCGTCCGGATGGCTGTGCACGATGGCCACCACCTCGCCCAGGTCTTCCGCCGCAGCGTAGTCCTCCGGGTGCAGGCGGAACTCTTCCCGCGGCTGGCTGGCCGTATTTCGGCAACGGACGTACTGCTGCCGCCGGCCGGCGCCAACCACCAAGCCGCAGGCCTCGCGCGGGTACTCCTCGGCCGCATGCGCCTGAATGGCGCTCAGGATCTGCTTACGCATGGTCAGCTCCGGGCAATCAGGGACACGGCCGGGAAACCGCCGAAGGGCAACTGATTGCCTTGCCCCCAACGCTTATTGCAGGACCGATAGAGGCCGGCACACTGGTCCTTCGCAGGGTCGTCGGTCGGGTTGTCGTCGATGTCGAAATAAGGGCCGGTGTAGCCGCAGTCGGGGCCACGATAGCCGCCGGTCATGCACCAGTGGCAGAGCGTGGTCATCTGCCGCCCGATCGCTTCGTTGCCAACATCGCCAGGGCTGGCCAGTTCCCACTCGACCACCTGGTTGTCCTCGCCGGTCTTCTGGTCGATGTACCAGATGCTGATCGACTCTTGCGTGGGGTCCGCATCCGGGTTGCCGTCGGGGAAGTTCTCCGCGTCCAGGAACTCAGCCAGCGTCTCGCGGATAGTCAGCTGGAAGTTGGCCAAGTCATCGAAGGCCAGGCAAAGCGCCGTCAGGCGCCCGCTGACGTTCCCCGCTGAGAACTTCGGGCGAACCGCGGTGCCGTCCCCGTTCGCCTCGATGCCGCTGATCTGTACTGGCCAGGCTGCGTACTCCTGACCCTGCCACCAGATCGACTTCGCGGGCAACTGATCCGCGTTGGCGCCGGCGGCGGCCAGCTCCTGCGGGGTGTGCGGAATGGCATGGCCGTGGAAGCGCAGCACGTCAGCGCCGAACTCGCTGCCGTCCAGCTCGAACAGCATGATCTCGGAGCCTGGCTCCAGCTTCTGGATCTGCAGAATGAGGTTCATGGGTGAAACGCCTGATCGAAGGTGAGCGACAGAACTTCAATCGAACCGGGGCGACGCTGCTTGCGGTAGGCCTTGCACGTGTAAAGGCCCAGCTCACCGCCGGGCGGAGTCCAGAGGAACGACCGATAGCCCTTGTGCCGACGGATGAAGTCGAGGATCGGACCCACCTCATCCGGAAGGCCGCCGAAGGTCAGCGACCAACTCTGGCTTTCACCGTTGAGTCCGTCTCCCGACTCCTGGGCATACCCATCGCCGAACTGCGACGTGCGAGTGCGCAAGGTGCCGTCGACATCAGCCCCGTCATCGGGCACCCAGGTAAATGTCTCGATTGCCATCAGCCCCTCCCGGCCGCGTTGCGGTAGCTGACGCCGCCAGGGCGCCACGAATCAGCGACGGCGCGCTCTGCCGCTGCCTTCATCTGCAGCTGCATGTTCTGCTGCAGCGCCTCCTGGTCCAGTTCCATACCTTCCGAACTGCGGTCTTCAACAGTGACCGCGACAGGCGCATTCACCTGCAGAGCGGTACCACCGCCGCCACCCACCGAGCGAACGCCCAGCGAGCCATCAGCGCCGCGAGCCAGCGGCAGGATCGCCTCCGGCCCAGCCTCGCCCATGACTCCTGTGCGGCCGCCCGCCATGCCGAACGCGGTCGGCCGGCTGACGATGGAGTTGGTGAAGGCCGCGCCGTTGGCGAAGAACTGCACGCCATTGGCCCAGGCGCCGCCGTGTGCCTGGGCGGCGGCCCAGTTCGCGTAAGCGTTGCCGGTGTAGCCGGAAGCCGAGGCGCCGGCCGTGGCAGAGCCCCCCATCCATCCGCTGAAAGCCGAGACACCCGCGCCCAGCACACCACTGAGAAGCCCCGTCGCCGCCTGCTGACTGGCAATCCGCGCCATGTCGTTGATCACGCTACTGGCGAAGTCGCGGAACTTGAATTTTCCGGTGGTGGCGAAGTCGGCCAGGGCGTTGCTAGCGGTGTTGAAGCCAGTGGTGAGCATGTCATCGGTGGCCGATGCGACGTCCGCCGCGTCGGCCTGGATGTTCTGCCACGCCCGGCGTGCGCCGTTGCGGTAGTCCCGCTGAGCATCGAGCCGCGCGTCATAACCGTCGACCTCCATCTGCAGCTCGCGCGCCTGGAAGTCCGCCAGATCCGCCAGCCGCTGCTCGTAGGCCGCCGGGCCAAGGCGCCGGCTGGCGTCCTCCTGCTGCGCCTCCAGCTCGCGCCGAAGGTCGGCGTACTTCTTCCGCACGGCGTCTAGCCGCTGCGCCTGGTCGCGCTCATCGTCCCCGAGGCCGATGCCGGCCACGTCAGAGTTGATCGCATCCTGGCGCGCCTGCAGCACCACCTCCATCGCCTTTCGATAGGCATCGGCGCTGTTGCGCCGCTGCTCCGCCAGCTTCTGTTCCTGCTGGATGCGCTTCTGGATCGAGCCGTCGGCATAGGCCTCGTTCAGGTTCTTGATGCCGAGCTCCATCTCGGCGCTGGTGATCTTGCCGGCGGCCTGCGCCTTGCGCAGTTTCTCCACGCCCTCAGCCAGATCCTCCAGGCGCTTCTTCTCCGGTAGGGCCTTGTCGATCAGCGCATCCAGCGCCTTGACCTCATCCTGCAGCGACTTCGTGCGCGCTTTGCCGCTCGCCGTCGCCGCCTGGTTGGCTTTCTTCTGCGCCTCGATCGCGTTCGCAGCCGAGAGAATCGCTTGACGGTCGGTATCGGTGAGGTCGGTATTGTTGGCAATGAACCGATTCGCCGCCTTGATCGCGTCGTTGCTGTCCTGCAGGCCGCCCAGTTGCTTCTGCAGCGTCTCCAGGTAGGTCTGCCCGGCGCTGCTCATGCCGGTCTTGGCGGCGTTGTTGGCGTTGGTCGCCGCCGTGTTTTCCTGGGTGACGCCGGTCAGCACGCGCAGGGTTTCGGCGATCAGGCCTGAGCGGTGATCCGCATCACCGATCGCGCCGGCCTGGCTGATCCACTGCTGCAGGGTGCCGGCCGGCACCTGCATACGGTCGGCCACTTCCTTCAGGATCGGCGACAGGTCCTGGCCAGAGGCTCGCGCCTGGTTCAGCCGCTCGATCAGCGACTGGTAGTCGCGCAACTGCTGGGTATAGAGCCCATTGGAGTCCCGCGCCGGCGCCGTAACCATCGCCGAGCGGATCGACTGGGACAGCGTGCCGTAGGCTTCCTTGACCTTGTCGGTGGCGTTGATCTGCTCCTGCTGCCACTTCACCAGCGAGGCCTCGCGCTGGTCCCGGTTGAGCTTGGCGAACTCCTCGCGCAACTGCTGCACGGGCTTGTGCAGGTCGTCTAGGCTGACGCCCGCCTGGTCGGCGTTGTCGCGCAGCAGCAGGAACGATGCCGCCGCAGTGCCGGCAAGCAGGGCCAGCCCCATCGGGCCGCCCAGCACTGTCAGCAGGCCAGCCGAGGCAGCTCGCAGCCCAGCCTGTGCCGTGGCCACAGACGCGGTAGCAGCGGCCTCTCGCTGCCGAGCCTGTGCGAGTGCCAGTGACATCTCGGTCTGAACGGCGGTACCGCGCGCCGCAGCCGCTTCGCGGGCCGCCAGTACGGTCAAGGTCTCGGCCTTGCGCTGGTCGGCAATCGCCGCCTGCATGACGGCCTCAGCCTGGGCGATCCGGGCCGCACGATCAGCCAGGGCGGTCTTGATCGCCAGTGCGCCACGAGCGGTGTACACGGTCAGCGCAGTAACCCCAGCCCCCGCCATCACAGCGGCCACGCTGCTGATGTTGTCGCCCACCACGCTGATGATGCTGGCCAGGCCAGCCACAACGCCAGTGCTCTCCTCCATACGACCGAAGAAATCGCCGAGGGCGTTCTGGATGTTGACCAGAGCATCTTGCACGCTCACCGACATGTCGGCGGCAGCCTTGCGGTTGACCTCCACAGTACGCAGCAAGCCGGTGTTGATGTCGTCCAGCGACAGCTTGCCCTGCACGCCCAGCTTGCGGATCTCTTCCGCGCTCTTGCCGGTCGCGCTGGCGATCGCATCGACGATGGTCGGCATCGCGTCCTGAATCGATACCCAACCATCAGCCTCGACCTTGCCGGTTTGCAGGGCCTTCGAGTAGGCGCCAAGCGCCGAGCTGGCCTTGTCGGCCGACGCGGCGTTGGTCACCAGCAGGAAGCTGAAGCTGTCGGTGATGTCTAGGGTCTGCTGGGTGTCGAAGCCCAGCGAGCGCATGACGTCCGCCGTGCGGATGTACAGCTCCTGCGCCTCAGCCAACGGCCGGTAGGTTTCCTGCGCAGTGCGCAGCAGGTGCTGCTGGACCTCGTTGTACTCCTCGGTACTGCCGGTGGCCATCTTCAGGCGGTCGGCAATCTGACCGTAGGCGTCCACCTGGTGGATGATGCTGCCCACCAGGCCGGCACCGGCGATCGCAGCGAAGGCGCCACGGATCAGCGTGCCAGCTTGCTGGGCGCCCTGAGCCGTCCGGTCAAACGCGGAATCGACCTGAGCCAGGTTGCGGTCGATGCTCTGCGTTGTCCTGGCGACCACACTGTCCGCACCGGCCAGTTCCCGACGCAGTTGCGCAGTGGTGGCCTCCAGCTGAATCAGCATCCCCTGGACTTCATGGTCGGACATCGTGTTCTCCGGGCGTAAAAAAACCGCCCGAAGGCGGCGCTATGGTTCCTGTCGTCCCCGCAGGAACGCTTTCAAGCGGTCGGCCACGCTGGCCTTCTGTTTCGGCGCGGCGTGCTGCTGAGCCTTGCCGCCGCCCATCCAGTCCAGGCGGGCATCCAGCGCCATCAGGATCTGCGGGATGGGCGTTCGCCATGCAGTTTCAGGCGGCCAGCCCAGCCAACCGGTGGCCACGCCGAACAGGTAGTCGACGTAGCTGCCATTCCTCACGGCACTGTGCTGGCCGCCTCGAGCTTTCCCCGTTCGGCGATGCTCGGCGGCACCGGGCTCAGAAGGCCGGCGATGTAGTCGGTGAGCTGCGCGGAGACTTTGACCACGCCAGTCTCGAAAACCTGCGTGGCGAGGGTCGTGTGCTCCTCCGGCCTCAGGCCGGCGGCAGCGATCACCACGTCAGCGCAGGCGCCAATGCTCAGCAGGCGCATGGACTCCATCGCCGGGCGCAGGCCACCAAAGCGCGATTCGATCTTCAACGCAGCCTCCAGGGTCGGCTGCAGCGTGTAGGTACGGGCACCAATCACCAGCGTGACGGTGCCGTGCAGGGCTTCACTCATGGCGATCCTTTCACGGGTCGTTTAAACGACGAAGCCCGCGCGAGGCGGGCTTTCGTTCGTCGGGGCTAGATCAGATCGCAACCGGGATCTCGAGGATCTCGGTGTTGATGCCCAGGGTCACATTGCGGCGAACCACGTTGTCGGCGCTGCCAGCGGCCACGGTGTTGTTCATCACCTTCGCACCGAAGTAGAAGGTGGTGGGCGGCACCGCCGGCACCGGAGGCTCAGCCGTCGGGTCTCCCGGCAGGCCGTCGTTCAGGGTGATGCGGATGTTGTAGTTGCCCTTCGAGCGGTCGGCATGGGCGTTCTTGAGCGCCAACTGGCCGGCGTCACCGTTGTCCAGGCCGACAGTCAGCGTCATGTCGCCAGCATCGGCAGTGCCCTTGTACTTGCGCACGCGGCCGTCGCTCAGCGCGGTGAAGTTCACGTTGCTGAAGGTGTCGCCGAACTCGCCAAGGTCCTCGACCTCGCCGATTTCGACGTACACATCAGCTTCGTACTCGGTCTTGGTGGCCGATGGCTTCTTGGTGCCGATCGCGATTCGGCAGCCAGCGGCGGTGTTGAGATTGTCTGCCATGGGTTCCTCCATTGGCTCAGGTTGATACAGCTCAGGATGTTGTGATCACGCGCACCGTAGCGGAGCCCATGTAGGTCCGGCCGTCCGGTTCGCGATTGGTGTCCGACGCGATAACCCTGACCGACACCACGCGCCCTTCGTCGACAGAGAGGTAACGCTCGTCCAGCGCTGCATCGATCTCATTGAGGATGCGCCGGACCTCGGCCTGCCCCTGGTGGTCGCTCCAGACACTGAGATAGATCAGCCGCTGCTTGCGCTTGCGGCCGGCGATAGGACTGGTGTTCTGCGCGACTTCGCGGTCGATGGTCACGTACGGGTACAGGGTGTCATCCGGCACCGCGTCGAATACCGGGACGGTGAGCTCAGCGCTCAGGCGCTGGTAGATTGCGCGCTGCAGGGCAAAGCCTGGATCAGCCATTGAGCCCCCCCTTCGCCGCGCGCGCCAGGGTGCTATCGATGGCGCCGCGGATGATGATCCGGATATCGTCGCGGTTCATGTCGATGCTCGGCCTCAGCCAAGGATGCGCCGGACGTGCCGGAATATCCGGGTAGTAGCCGAAGAAGTTCTCGCCGTCCGACTTGTTCTTGGTCGCCCGACGCCCGAGACGATTACGGCCGGAGAGCTGGCTCCGATCCCTGTTGACGGTGTGCTCACCGCCCACCGCTCCAGCATCTCGCCGCCGGTAGACCGTGCCGCTATATCCCTTGGTGCCGTATTCCACGAACTTCAGGTAGTAGAAGCGCCGGTTATCGCGCTTGCCGATGATGCCAATCCGGGCATCCAGGCCGTTCCGACTGATCCTCACCTGAAGCGCGCTAGCTGCCTCGCCGGTGTCCCGAGGAATCATATTCTGCTGCGTGGCCAACACCAGGTCGGCAGCCTGCGCCATTCCCTTGGGCAGGTCGCTGCGGTCAAGCGCCGCGATCCGTCGCAGCACACCGCGCAGTTTGAAGTCACCCTTGATTCTTGATCGCCTGGCCATGACCCTCTCCTTTCCTCCCCCTGCGCTTCACCGTCACCGGCGGATCGACAACCGCTAGCACACCATCGTCGCGGACCAAACCTCGCGTCTCGAGCGACTTCAACATAGCTTCAGGAAGGTCGCTCAGATCGTCGCCCTCGCTGGCCGTGACGGCACCACTCAGGTTTCCAGTTGCTCGATATGCCATCTAGCTCACCTCGGCGTTGGCGAAACGTTGGAACACAGCAGCCGGAGCATGCTGCGCTTGTTGTCGGGGAGAACGGCATCGATCATGTAGGTGGTGCCACCATGGACCAACCGGCGCCCGACCATCAGGTCAGCCGCCGGTCGCGCACGGATCTCGGCGGTGATCACCGGCTGCAGCTGATTCGCAACCGGCGCAACCCTCCCCGTCGGCAGAGTGATCTCCACCCATACCCTCCGAGTCTCAACCCATACTTCGGAATGACCACCTCCTCCATCTGGCACCACCTGCAGCACCAATAGGCGCACGCGGTGCCGGAGCGCGCCTGCACGCATATCAGAACCTCGCGGGGACCTCGATCTCGGTCAGCAATGAGTCGATGAAGGACGATGGGAGCTCAGCCAGAATCGTCCCGGAAACCAGAGTTTCCCGGAACTCGTACGCCGTAGCGGCGCTCATCAGCAGCCACAACCTGACTCCCGGATAAGCAGATGTATCCATCCCTGCCGCATAGCGAATACGAAGAACGCCAGCAGGCCGACCGCCAGGAAAGTGAAGAAAACTCTCTCGCTGCCCCTGCTCTAGGTAGCGCGGCACGTCGAGGTTTTCTCCAGAGCCATCGGCCGCTACTCGCTGAATGCTCAGGATCTCGCTGGCCTGCCCCATATCCAGGGCATGACCCGACGCATACCGCTCCGGCCACTCTTCCACGTATTCGGCAGGCCGCACTGCGGCCCCTGTCCTACCCTCGGCCTGCGCAACTACACCCGGGATGATGACGTGTTCGATAAGCTCAGGCTCCAAGTCGTCAATCTCAACCCGACAGTGACGCGCCACATCCTCCAACGTGATCGGTGGGGCTCCGGTGTATACAAGACGCCGGGCCATACTCAGGGCTTCTCGTCGCCAGCACCATCTTCATCAGGCACACCATCACCTAGGCCGGCCTGGCCATCATGGGGAGCCGCCGGAGATTGCCCCTCTCCCACCTTCTTCCCTGCACGCCCGCCGGCAACTCCGCCTCCCTTAGCGCCCTTGGCGACCGTAGTGCCCTTGCCGCACTCAGCAACACCGCCGTCCTCAAGATCCGCCACGACAGACTCAGGGAAGGCCGCCACCTCACCGGCGTTATACCCCCTCCAACTTTTGAGGAAGGTAACCGGAACTTTCTTCTCGCTCATTTCGTACACCTCGAATGGAGTTGAAAAATGGAAGCGCCCCGCTTCAGAGAAGCAGGGCGTCCGCTCACATACCGGCGCCCCACTTGACGGCAGTAGCAACGACCACCAGTTCGACGTGACGAGGCCCGAAGTCATGCTTGGCGATCACCCTGACCAGCGTCTGGTCGCGTTGGAATGCGCTCACCACATTGCCTTGCGCGTCCTTGTAAGAGGCTTCGGCACTGAAGTTGATGACCAGGCTCATGTCCTCGCCGATCATCGCGTCGGTGAAGTTGACGAAGTAGATTTCCGACTCGTCGCCATCAGCCCCCAGGTTCACCGGGATCTGGGTACTGAGACCGACCGGATACCCCTTGAGCATGCCGGCGTCGATCTCCGGATACGCCTTGTTGCCGTTGCCATCGCGCAGCGCCTGAAGCCAGCGCAGGGTGCGCGGGTGCATCAGCCAGCCGCAGCCGGCCATGTCGATGTATGCCGTTTCCACCCGGAGCATCATGCCGCCCAGGAAGAGATCGATCTGCTGCAGGTTCGGATCTACCGGCGCCGGCAGAACGTTGCCGGGAATCGCCCAGTAGCGCAGCCCCTTGGGCAGCACACCGGATCCATCGGAGCGAATGAAGTGCAGATCCTCCGACAGCCCCATGCTCACTGTTAGGTCGTTGGCAACGATCTGATCGACGCGAGGATTGACCCCGGACATGCGGATCAGATCGTTCGACACCGGTACGATGGCCGCGGCCTTCTTCGCCGACAGCTTGGTGTCGTCGAAGGTCATACCAGTGATCGGGATGTCCGTCTCGGTTCCGATGTAGGTCACCACGGTGTTGCCGGAAATACGCGGCATCGTGAGGTTGCCGTTGTTCAGCGGCACGCTTCGCACGCCCATCTTGCGAACGATGGAGCGCGGACGCAGGGACTCGATAACCTCCGTGGCCATATTCTCCGGCACCAGCACACCACCAGCACCAGGGGTGACGGTGCTGAGAGCCATCTGCACATCAGCGCCGTAGCCACCATCCTTCGCCAACTTGGCGGCTTCGCTCTGGTTGCCCTGGGTGGCAGCCAGCAGCCGTACCATCTGCGCTACGGAGGCGCCGGGCACCGGCCTGCCGTAAGGTCCTTCCACACGACCTTCCGGCGGGCCGGTGATACCCCGGGCGCTTTCGTTGACAGGTACCGCAGCAGAAGCGGCTGCGCGCTCGGCACTCTCCGCCCGGCTGATTTTGTCGGTCAGGGCGTTGATCTGGCTTTCCAGATTACCGAACTCGGCCAACTGCTCGGCGGTCAAGCTATCGCCGTCGGCCTCAATCTTGGCCAGCGCCTGGAGCTGGTCGTTCAGCTTGGCGCGTTCGCTACGCATTTGAAGAACAAGGGACATAGTGCCTCCTAGGCATAAAAAAACCCGCACTAGGCGGGCTGGTTGACTGCCGCGAACGCGGTCAGAGTTGCGACTGGATGCTGGCGGCAGCGGCTCGAATAGCTATTCGACCAGACTGCCGCCGAGCGCGGTTCTCCGCGACCGCCAGGGATATCTCATCGAGTGCATCCTGTGGGCTCATCAGCCGGTCAGCCAGCCCGGCAGAGATGCCTTGCTGACCGCGATACAGCCCCGCTTCGGTTGCACGCACAGCCTCGGCAGAAAGGCCGCGGTATTCAGCAACTGCACCGACGAATGCTTGGTAGCTCTCTTGCACTAGGTCGTTGAGGAACTTCAACGACTGCTCCGTCAGCGGCTCGTGTGGGCTCAAGTCGTTCTTGTGGGCTCCGGCGAAGACCGTAGTGACCTTCACCCCCAGCCCCTCCTCGAGCTTGGAGCGGTCCATGTGGCTGGCGATCACCCCGATGGATCCGACTCCACTGGTCTGACTGACCACCAACTCGCTGCAGGCCGACCCGATCAGATACCCTCCGCTGTAGGCCATGAAGTTGACCAGGCCAGTGATAGGCTTCTGTCGGGTCATCGCTCGGATGTCGGCCGCCAGTTCAAAGGCTCCTACGGCGGCCCCTCCGGGGCTATCGATGTCAAGCACGATGCGCTCCACGAGCGGATCGGCAACGGCCGCGCGCAACTGTGCTCGCAGGCCCTCGTAACTGGTCATGGTTTCGCAGGGGTCTAGGTGCGCACCGCGGCTGACCAGCACCCCCGCCACCGGGATGACCTCCACACCGGTTTTCGTTACCGCGGACCGTCGCCGCTCCTCGGCCTGTTCCAGACGGACCATCTGGTCTCCATCGTCCTGCCAAAGCCTGGCCGCTCCAGCACCGAGATTGATGATGTTCAGGTTCATAACCTGGTTCGCCCAGCGGATGCCGAGATCCAGCATGTCGGGGGTGACCAGCAGAGGCTGATTGAACAGCAGGCTGGAGGCTCGCAGATGTCGTTTCATTGACTCAAGATCCTCTCGATTTCGCGCTGCTGCAGCTCGAGCTGCGCCCGCACATTGGGATTGTTCAAATCGGGGATGCCCTTCCCGGCATCCACCATGTTCAGCGGCTGCAGGTAGATATCACCACCAGAAACCGGCGGCATGTTCTCCAGCCGCCGGATATCGTTGACCGACAACCACCCCCACTGCCGGCCAATCGCATAGGCTTCGTACCGGCTCTTCTGGTCACCGCGCAACAGGCCGGACAGGTTGAACTCAATGAAGTATCCGCGTCGGTCAGCCGGCAGCAGGAAGTCACGCATCATCGACTGTTCGTGCCGCTTCACCCAAGGCAGCAGGCCGAACACCACGAACTGGATCAACAACTGCTCGGTGGTGTTGTAGTTGGCCTTACTGAGGTCGTTCACCATCGGCAACGGGATCTTGTAGATCCGCGCCACATCCGTTCCAGATGCATTGAGAACGTTGATGATGTCGGCATCGACGTTCGTCATGCTGATAGGCTTGAAGGTCATCCCTTCCTGAAGCAACGCCACCTTCTTGGCGTTGTCCATGCCGCTGTACTTTTCGCCCCACTGGTCGACGATCCTGTCGATACTGCCCTGATCCTTGATCGCCGGTGCCTCTCTCGGCCGCTCAATCACCCCCGAAACCGAAGTCCCGTTGGCGAACGACTTGCCGGTGTACTGGCGCACAGCCTGAGCCAAGCCTATCGACTCGGCGTGCAACTCGATGGGCGAGAGTCCGGTGTAGTGGTTCAGGCTGTGCCAGCGAACGTGGTGGACCATGCGCATCGGCAACCGCTCTGCATAGTTGCCAACCTGATAACACGGCAGCAGGTCAGCCCCTTTGTATACGACCACCTTCTCGTAGCACAGCGGCCAGAGCGCTGTTACATTGCCGTCATCCCGCCGCTCCATCAGGGTGTAGGAGTTACCGCGCAGGCCGGCCGACATCTGTTCGCACTCACGCAGTTCGTAAGGCGTCTGAAAACCGTTGGGCTGATAGCGCAGCACGTCGTAGAGCGGATGGTTGACCGCCGGTTCTCGCTGCCCTTCACCCTTGCGCTGGTAGAGCTCCAGCGGTAGCTGCCCGATCGTCTCGGCCAGCAGCGTCACGCAGTTCTGCAGGATGGGCAGGCCCAGGGCTGTCTCTGGCGTTACCACTACTCTGCTGCTGTTCGAGTTGCGGCCCAGCATACCCCGCCAGAAACCGCTATCCGCCTCTACCAGGTTGCCTTTACTCGCGCCCAGAAGGCTGGAAAAGAACATGCTCAACCCTCCTCTTCCAGAGCGCGCTTCGCTGCCGCCGCACGGTCAACCAGCCTTGCGTAGGCCAGCAAGCAAGCCCCCGCGACGATAAAGGCCGCCGGGACGTTGATCAGCGCCACACCTGCCACCAACAGGGCAAAGCCCAGCAGGCCGGCCAGCCAGGCCAGAAGGACCAGTTTCATATGCCAACGCCTTGTTCATAAATTGATGTTCCGCCACCGGGCGGCACTGATCCGCTGACGCCAGTTGCGATGACAGCAGCCACGATGCCGTCGATACGGCCGTTAGACTTGATCTTGTTGATTTTCCGGTTATTCGCAGGATCCGAAGTCGTGACGGCATTCGCGGCACACATGGTCAGCACCGGATTCCCGTCGTGCCGGAGCGTCTCCACCACTCCGTACTCTTCAGGATCGAGGTCGATCACACGCCCGTCCGCATCCTCTTGGCTCTGTGGTATGCCTAGCAGACGCCGCTCGAACTCATCGACCGCCGGCCCCATGCTCTCGTAGCCCTGGCCGAACTTCACCAGCGTCGGCAACACGATGTCATGCTCGATCATGAGTTCCTTGAGCTCTTCGATCCTCCAGCGGTCATATCCGATTTGGTGCACATCGAAGAAGGCGCAGATCTTCTGTAGGCGCCGCAGCACATGCAGCTTACTGATGGCTCGCCCCGGAGTTGTCTCCAGGTGTCGCTCCTTGATCCACACCCGGTACGGAACTCGGTCGCGCCTCTCGCGCTCCTCCAACTCGTGATCAGGTATCCAGAAGTAGGGCAGCAACCGCCAATGCGGATCCTCCACGGTCGGGTAGAACAGCAACACGAAGGCCGTCAAGTCGGTGGTGCTGGACAAGTCCAACCCGGCAACCGCCGGCCGCCCGCGCAGGACCCGCATTGGAACCGGCTCGGCTGCCTGCAGCCACACATCACTACCAATCCAGGGGTTCTCGGCATCCGTCCACTGACAGAAGTTCAGGCGTCGCACAACCGCTTCCTTGGCCGGCAACCCTCGGGCAGCCAGGACCTGCTCGCGCAGATAGCGCCGACCTGGAATGCCGTCGGAACGACCCTCCGGAATGAAGTCCAACGAGGGGTTCACCTTCGGCCAGCAGCCCTCGTCCTTGAAGGGGTCATCCCCCTCATCCAGCGAGCAGATGAACGCGAACAGCGTATCGTCGACCGCCTCTCCACGGCATACCCGAACGCCCAGGTCGTGGTATTGGCCAGCCACGCTGTTCTTGTCAGACCCGCTGTTGGTGATCATCGCCACCAGGGCGCGCCGACGGCTCTTCGTACCAGCCCGCATCATCTCTACGACAGCGGCGGTCTTGTGCTCGTGCACTTCGTCCAGCAGTCCCATATGCGGCCGCGGACCGGACTGCCCGTCGTCGGAGCTGATCGCACGGAAGAAGCTGTTGGTGTTCGGGTAGAACAGGTTCCAGATCTTCTCGTTACGCCCGGACTGCTCGATCCGGGCGGCCAGTGAAGGCGACATGTTCACCATCGATACCGCATCGCGGAACAGAATCATGGCCTGGTCGCGCTTGGTTGCGGCCGCGTATATCTCGGCGCGCTGCTCACCATCGGCGACCAACCCATAGAGGCCGATCCCCCCGATCAGCGGGCTCTTACCCGACCCTTTTCCTGTCTCGATGTAGGCTAGACGAAACCGTCGGAATCCCTCCTCCGCGTACCAACCGAACAAGCTGCCGACGACAAAGGCTTGCCAAGGCGCTAGCAGAAATGGCGACCCTTCGTAATCGCCACCGTTAAGTCTTAGCACGTCCTCGAAGAAGCCAATCGCTCTATCAGCCTTGTCCTGGCACCAGACCAGCCCTCGAGCCGGGCCCAACGCCAGGTCATTTAGATGGCGCTGGCAAGCCCCGCGCACATCCGGCCCGGCCACGATCTCACCGGCCAAGACCGCCTCGGCGAACGCCTTGGTGCGGCAGCTAGCTGAAGTATCTGTCAGCAGCGTCTCTTGCTTCATTGGGGAACAACTCGCCTTGGGGGGCCAACGCTTTCATAGCCCGCCGTGCTACCGGAGAAAAACCGAACAACGCACCAGCCTGATTCGCACGGCGCTCAGCATCGTTCGCCAGTTGCCGCCAGATGCTCAGTTGCTTGGCGCCCGTCTTGAAGGTCTGTACGTCACCAGAGTTCTCCATCTCAGCGTTCAGCTCGGTGATCTTCCGGCGAAACCGCACCCAATCACCCACCGCCTCGCAGTAGGTGGCCAGAGCCATCATGTCCAGCGTGCTAATCCAGCCCAATGCTGTCAGGGCCTCCACGACCCGATCCCACTCCTGCTCTCCTTCAGCGCTCAGGAAATCAGGCTTGGGCGGAGCCTCCACCGGGACAGCCGGCGCCCGCGCAGCTGCCTGTAGCGCTGCCATGCCTTGCTTGCTCGGGTCCCCGCGCAGCATGTGGACGGTGGCCGGCAACGGTGGCCGGCCAGAGTTGGCATTCCCCGCCATACTCGCCTCCTTTACAGCCCGTGCCAGAGCTTGGTTTCAGCCTTCCAGCCAGCGGGTCTCATGTTGAAACTCATACCCCCCACCCCCCATTTTTCCCGGCGTTGCGAGAGGCGGGGACGAGGCGGTCTAGCCCGCGCGCAGACCAAAGTTTTTCACCCCCCCTGCCCTAGGGCCGCCGGTTCCAGTGATGTCGAGGGTCTAGCGGCACTCCGTCCGCGCTGCAGCCCGCCTGGCGGCCCGACTTCTCCAGCCGCTGCTTCACAGAGTCATGGCACAGCTTGCATAGGGGCTGCCAGTTCGACCGATCCCAGAACAGCCGCCAGGCAGTAGCGATGCGCTCGGCGTCGCCGCTGGCCTTCGCCTCCGAGAGGCGGTGTGGAATCCGGTGATCAACCACCACAGCACCGACGGCCTTGCCTTCGCGCTGGCAGAACACACAGAGCGGATGGCGCCGCAGGTAGTCAGCCCTAGCCTGTTGCCACCGATAGCCGTAGCCCTTGGCCGCAGACCCTGCCGGCTTAGCCGTCGGCGGCAGGCGGGACATCGCTCACCCCGATTCGCTTGGCCGCCCAGCGCTCGTAGAGCCCGACCGCGACCTCTGCACCAGCTGCTGCGGTCAGGCTCCCGATGGCCGCAGCCAGCAACAGTGCCGCACCGCACGCCATCGCCAGGAACATCACGGCGACACCGCACACGACCGACGCGCCAGAGCGCAGGGCCAGGCGCCGCAGCAGCACCCAACCGGTGAGCCCGGCTTTATCCGCACGCCACATTTCGCCACTGACTCCGCCCGCAGCAGCGAGCAAGATCAGCACCCAGATCGGCATTTCTGCCAGTGCCTGCTGTTCGTTCGGCATTTCGCCACCTCGAAGAAGACGCCCCTTCGAGAGGGGCTAAGCCAGCCGACTATCAGCGACCAGGAATAGGTGCCGGCTGACGCCGGCGCGGTGCCGTGACCGGGCGGGGAACCCAAGGCACACAGGGGAAGCAGGCAATAAAAAACCCGGCTCGATGGCCGGGATTTGGTCCGCTTCATGCGTCTGAGTAAAGACGCAACTACACAAGAATGAGCACTTTTTACCCCCTGTTTGCAGTGGCGGCAACCAGAAACTATCGCCACACGGCAATAAGCGGGTCATGTACGGCTAACGTCCAGGTGAGAAACGGCAATATCTCATTCTGGTTACTCAGCGCCATAGGCGCTGTCCCACCTGCCCCACCTCTAAAATAGAGGTGGGGCACTCTAAACTATTGATTTACATATATTTGTCCCACTCCCCACCTAAAGTAATTAATAACTCACGTATACGCGCGCGCAAGCGCACGCTGCGCGCATTACGCGCACATCCGCAGGCACTACACGCACATGAGCAAACAGAGTCGAAAGGTGGGGAGTGGGACAGGCCCGGTAACTACGAGGCCTGTAGCTGTCCCACCTTGATAAACGAGGTGGAACAGGTGGGACAGACAAGAAAAAGACGCGCTCAAGCGGCGCGCCTCATCAGTCGAGACTGAATTGTGTGATGCGCCACATGGAGGCGCAGGTAGTACGTTCGCATCGCGCACCCGCAGTGCCGGTACTTCTGCTCCGGCAGGCTGTCTCGGTTCAGGTAGTGCTCAACCACCACCTGCTTCTGCACCTCAGGCAACTGATTCACGATCAGATCTATCTCCGCCACTTGGTCCAGTAGCACTCGGCTACCCCGGGTTCCGCGGATCAACTCGCCCTTGGTGTCCATCAGCATAGCAATTATGTTCCCACCACCATAACCCCCGCAGCCAGCTCCCGGCGAATGCTGCTCCTCGGCCCACAACTTCAGCATCTCATCAATGGCCCTGATCAAAATGCACTCTCCCGCTGAACAGGCTGCGCCGCGGCAGCCATCCAATCCGCCGGCCTGGCATAGCCCCAAGGCCTGATACCACTCTTGGTGCGAGCCGGTAGACGCTCCCGACGCCATCCCAATCTATGCATGATCTGCCCGACCCGCGTCTGCTCCGGCTTGCCCCAATGGCCAAGGTCCAGATTCAGCGCCTTCTCCAGCAGCGTGTCAGTGGTAACCACCTTGTCCGGGTTCGTCTCCAGCCACTTGAGGATCGGGAACTCCCAGGCATCAGCCTGGTGTCGAGCATCCTGCTCGGCCACGAACCACGGCAACTCAGCTTCCTGCGGCCACCAAGGCTCACCCAGCTTGTACAGGTGCATCGCCTCGGCCCACAGCTGGTCGCGATCCGCTCGCAGCCCTTCAAGGTCCACGAAGGTGCACGAGACCGGCCAATAGCGCCTATTCCCCGTCGGGTCCTTCAGGTATTCGTCCTGGTTCGTAGTGCCGGCGAACACGCACTGACGAGGTACGTCAACGGTGCGCCGCGCGTAGGAGGCGCGGAAGGTGTCGAAGCTGGCCGAGAAAAACTGCTTTGCCTTCGTCGACTCCGCTTTGTTGAAAGCATCCAGCTCGCCCAGTTCGATGATCCACTTGCCCCTGATCATCTGGTACGCCTCCTTGTCGCCGAGCGGGAACGGAGTATCCATATACCACTCGCCACCAAGGATCTTCAGGGCCGTCGATTTCCCCTTGCCCTGGAGGCCTTCGAGGATCAGTACGCAGTCAGCCTTGGCTCCAGGCACCATCACCCGCGCAACAGCGGAAATCAGGTAGCGCACCCCTACAGCCTCCACGTACCCCGGCGGCGCAACCAGCGGCACCCCGCCCAAGCGATCCTTCAACCAGGTCCGCAACCGGGGCTGGCCATCCCAGGACAGCCCCTCCAAGTACTCACGGACGGGGTGATAGCGGTTGTCGTTGGCAACCACCGACACTCCCTCAAGCACCGAAAGGGTCTTGATCCGCAGGCCATACTCGCTGGCAAGCCATTGGGACGTGCGCATATCGTCCAGATCCGACCACTCGCCGGCCTGCCCACCGTATGGCGTGGCCCGGCGCTTGACCGTCTTCGCGCTGAATAGGTCCTCGCTGATGACCCCCTTCCAGCGCTCATCGTTGCCCAAGATCAAGGTCACATTAATCGGGTGAGGAATCAGTTGCCCGTTACCGGTGCGCTGCAGATAGTCCTTCCAACCACCGGCAGCAGGCGGACGGACAAGCGACATGACCTGCCGCCTCACAGCATCGAGCCCTTCCGCGCAATGCAGGTCATTGAAGTCCGTCCAACCGTCCTCGCGCTCGTCGGAGAAGATCGGCCAGACCACCTGTGCACCGACGATGGCGGCGGCAGCCTCGGCCTTTTCCCGGCCAGGGTTATAGGGGGTGACCTTATCCGGCCGTGTGGTCTTCCAATCGTCGTCGGCACAGATGATCAAGCCACGCCCTGGGAACCGCTCCCGCATGATCTCAGCCACGGCGAGCAGATTGCCGGCGTCGAATGCAAGAGCCACTGCCAAGCCGGTCGCCATGTGCAGGCTAGCACCGGTGGCGTACCCCTCGCAGACCAGCAGCACCTCACCCGGCTCAGGATGCGATCCCATCAGGTGGAATGCTCCTTCCTTCGCCATACCCTTCGGCCAATAGGTCTTATCGCGATCATCAAGATGCGCCTGGCGTTCAGCGAAGATCGCCTGCAGGCCAACAATTCGATCCGACGCATCCCGCATGGGCACCAACATTGCGTTCTTGCGCGGCGCATACCGTACGCCCAAGCCGACAACCTGCTTGCGCTCCAGATACCCGCAACGCCCCTTTTCCGGCAGCCTCTCGAACAGCGCCGCCGCCCGACGGGAAGCGGTACGCGCATCCCTGGCTTTGCGCTCCTCCTGCTTGCGCTTCGCCTCGGCCATGCGCGCAGCCAACAGCTTCTTCTCCTCATCGCTGAGGCGCACACCCTTGGATTTGATCTTCTGCGGCTCACCGACCCGCCAGTCGCCATACGCCCCAAAATAGAGGGTCAGCCCTTTCTCGGTGTAGTGCTCATGCACCACATACCAACCAGTTTTCGACTTCTGGCGCCCGGCCCCCGACCGACAGCGGACCAGTTCCCCGATCTTAAGCGGCGTCTCTGGCTCCAGGCCATAGTCCTGCAGTTGGGCCAGTACTTCAGCCAGTCCTTCCCCCGCCATGCTCAGGCCCTCCGCTTTTCAGCGAACGACTGGCAGTCGATGCAGAACACGCAGCCTGGTACAGCTACCCGCCGCGCCTCCGGAATGGGGTCGCCGCACCCCTCGCACTCGACCGCAGATTCCCGAAATACCGCCGGCCGCCGAGCGGCCAGAGCGGCATCCATACGATCCTGAATCAGGTCGTTGGCGATGTCAGCGAGATCAGCCACGCTCCACCTCCTCGGCTTCCTGTTCCAGGCTGCGCTCAAGCAGAAACAAGGCGCCATGCAAGCGCCGCAGCAACAGCTTTTGTTCGGCCAACTCGTTGGCGTCGATTCGGCCGTCGTTGGCCAGGTGCGCCGCAATGGTCTGGGTGAGCAACGACTGTCGCGCCAACGTGTCACCGATAGATTTGAGGATGGAGGCGGCGTTGTCATGCCCCTGGCCGAACTCCTCGGCCACCCCGCGAAGATCAGTCCAGGCCGCATCCCCGTATGCCTCGATCACCGAGTCGACAATGCGGGGATCGCGTGTCGCCTGCAGCGCTTCCTCGACCTCGTCTGGGCTGAGGATGTGGCGCTCGCTGTGGGGGTTGAACTTATGCGCCATGGTGTTGGGATTTCGTCCAAACACCGCAGCGATCGCCTGGGCGCCACCAGGGTAGTCCCGTGCGGCATGGTAAAGAGAGAGTTGAAGCGGAAGGATCTGGCGCTGCGCGCGCTTTACGCTTGAAGCAGGTGCTCGGCTCATGTGGCAATAACCCCGAAAGTCTGCCAGTGACCGCCCTGCCATCTGTTGATACAGTTAACGGGTGGTCATCGACAGGTGATCACTCGCAGCCGGCCGATCTGTGGTGGAGAGTCCGACTGCGCCCCAATGGCAAGGCGAGCACTCCGTTGCTCGCCTTGCCGTTACAGCCAGGAACTCTGTGGTGGAGAGCCTGGCAACCCAAGGCGTCCGCGCCTTGGTTCGGGATGGCAGGGCCGGTCAGGTGCGGGTACGTGGTGTGCTCCAGCCTGACCGGTCTTGCCGCCCCACCCTCGGTGATGACGAGGGTCAAGCAGCCCGAGCTTCATCAGGCGGGAAGACATCATCCAATGTACAGGCCGCCCCTAAATGGTTGAGAGCGAGCACGATGGCTCGGCTGTCACTCAAACTGGGCACCCTTCGCCCCGCCTCGTAGTTACTGAGTCGCCCCTGCTCCCACCCAATGGCTGCAGCCAAGGCGTTCTGCTTGATCCGAGCCCGCGCTCGAAACTCAGCGATTCGGTTCATTCCAGATCTCCGTGATTCCTTCGCTGAGAATAATCACGATTCGTTTCTTTTGCAATACGTTTAGTTTTCACCCACCTAAACAGAGCGTGATATTTTTTCCGAATGACTACTCTCGGCGAGCGCATCGCTCAATTCAGAAAGAAAAAGGGACTCACCCAACTGCAGTTGGCGGAGCTTTGCGGGTGGGAGAACGGCCAAGCAAGAGTTGGAAACTACGAGCGCAGCCTGCGCGAGCCATCGATCTCTGACCTGCGCACCCTGGCAGAAGCTCTGGACACAACGCTGCTAGCCCTTCTTGAAGAAACTCCAACCTCCACATTTCCATCGCCGGACGACTACGCCCTAATCCCGCTCTATAGCGCGGCGGGTGCAGCTGGCCGCGGCCACTTCAACGACCACGTTGAGGTCAAGGGGGGGCTGGTTTTCAGGCGAGAATGGCTCAAGCGTATGTCTCTTAAAGAACAATGTTTACATGTTATCTACGCAACCGGCCATAGCATGGAGCCGGTCATCTCTGACGGTGATGTCATTCTGATTGACGAAAGCCAAAGAGAGCCAAGGGACCAAGGCATCTACGTCATTCGCCGCCCAGACGGAGAATTCATCATCAAGCGCCTGATTCAAACCGCCCTGGGAGGCTGGATCATCAGAAGCGACAACGATGACAAACGCCTTTACCCAGATGAAATGGCACGAAAGTCAGACATAGGCGATCTGGTGATCATTGGTCGCGTGGTATGGCACGCTGGAGAACTATAACGATTTGAATTTTTCAGCTTGACCAAAAAGAAACGATACGTGATATTTGCCTCGACTCTTCACCACAGAGACGAGGCAAGCCATGCATACCGCCACACTGCACTCCCTTCCGTCTTGCTCGCATGAACGGATATTTGAGCTCCGCCGCGCGGCAAGCGCCGCAGGCGTCCGCTACATCCCCAACAAACCACGCCTAGTCGGCACAAAGGCAGCTCCCTCCGCTCCATTTGGAGGTGATGCAGCATGACAAAGTACCGACTCCGACAACCGTCGTTTATCCGTCTGCAGGCTCAACTGAACCTAACCGGTACCTTCCACCTCTCGCTCGAGGACCAGGCTGCGCAGGCGATCGTTCACGGCAAGATCACTACCGAGCGCAGCGAATCCTCCGTGCGGATCGACCTTCGCATGGGCGACCAGCACCACAGCCTCTCGCTTCCTTCCTCCGGGGAGTCCAACGCCACCACCGTTGCGCAATGGCTGGAAGGAATCGCGAACGGCCAACACGAAACGGCCAAGTTCAAACCTACCCGCCGCTGGCGGGCGGCAGCGTGAGGTGTTGCCATGAGGGACCTGACCCTGCAGCAAGCCGCACAGCGGCTGGGCCTGACTCGCCCGGACCTGATAAAGCGAATGCGCGCCGCGGATCTCCTGAATGAACGGCGGCTGCCTGCCCACCCCCAACGCGACCACCTGTACCTACGCGAACACGAGGGCCATTGGCATCACCCCGAGCTTGGCCCGCAGTACAGCAGCTCAACCAGAGTACGCCCGGCGGGCCTCATCTGGCTGGAACAGAAGCTGGGCCTTGAGCGAGCACTGCCCCCGGCCGATCAGGATCGCCGCGATGTCGGCTGACGAAATCCGGCCGCGCGCCTATGCACGCCACATCCTCGCGCTGGAAACCAAGCAGCAGAGGCAGGCCGCGCTGGCCGAAGTCCCCGAACACCTGCGGGAACTGACCCGAAAGCACGTCGAGATCGCGTGGAACCACCCGAAAGGAGGCAAGGCATGAAACGCAAAACGACCACAAAGCAGGCAGTGCAATCCGCGCTTGCATACCTACTGCGGCAGACCCTTCGAATAGCACGCGAAGCGGAAAGCGACTATTCCATCGACGATGCCCAAGGGCGCGCTCGCGGAGCAATCTATCTGGCCTATCACAGCGACGCGATCACCGGCGCCGCTTTCAACGCACTGATCAGCCTCGTACAAAACGCGACGCATGAGCGCCGTACAGAACTGATCTACGGCCAACCTCCATACACCGGCGCGAAATTCGCCAAGACTCTCCGCGACACTGCACAGGTTGCTGCATGAGCACTCTTCGCGAACACCAAACCGGGCTCCGCCTGCAACCGGCACCAAGGGCACAAACGGTTGAGCATCTGGTGCGCATCTTCGGCGACGTACTGGTTCCGCTGGATGCTCTGCGCGAACGCTGGTTTCGCAACCTCAACAGGGACAACTTCGGCAAGGCCGTACGGGACGGCCGGATAGCCTTGCCAATCACCACCCTGGATGACAGTGCGAAAGCTCACCAGTACGTCGAGGTGCACCAACTGGCGGCATTTCTCGAACAGCGCGCCTACCTGGCCGACCAGGACCTGGCTCAACGACTTCAACCCCAACCGGGATCAGCAGAGAGCTGATCCTCACTGGCCGCCACCACCGGCCCTCTCATCAATGGAGCACACCACCATGACCAGCATCGAGCAAATCATCTTGGGCACCACCACCGCGGGCGCACTGCTGATTCTTATCGCAACCGCCTATCTAGCGGGCCGCAAAGATCGACAAGCCGCCCTCGAGGAGGCAACGAATGCCGCCTACTTACGCGGCATCACTGTGGAGCGTGAGCACACCCGCGCCCTGCAGGCCGATATTACAACTCTGAACCAACGCATCACCGAGCAAGCCAACACCATCCATCAACAATGCGACCAGGCCAGACACGACGACGAAGCGATCAGGCAGGCCCTGGACGACTATCAGGTGCTTGCCGCTCTCGCCTTGACGGACAGCGAGCTCGATGCCATTCGCAACGCATGCCGTCTACTCAACGGACACGCCCGGCGGTTCGCGAAAACCGGCACCAACAAACGCAACGCCGACGAGGCAGCTCAACAACAGCTCGCTGCCATCCTACACCGCCGCGCCGCCATGCACCTGACCGGCCGGAACATGGGCGAAGACGCACAGGAGGCGGCATGAACTACTCCAGCCTCTCCACCTACGACCTGCTGAAGCACCGCAGCCACCATGTTGACAGCCTGACCCGCCTGCGCCGCGCCCAGCCGCAATGGGACGAGGACGCTGCTCGACGCGCGGAAATCACGATGACCGATATCAGCGACCAGATCCGCGAGATCGATGATCGCCTTCGCCCGAGCGGCTGGGAGTCAGTCGACCTCGACTACTCCGGCGACACCGCACCGATGTGCATGTGAGGCAGCGCGATGACTACTATCCCGGCTAGCCGCGTAGCGGCACAAGACCAGGGCGCCGCCCTGGCACACGCCACCCACAGCACCCAAGCCCCTGCCGCGCAAAAGCGCGGCGGCGGCCTGGCACGTCGCATCCAACTGATCGCCATCGCCCAAGGCCGCCAACCGATGCCCGAGGGTGGCGCTATAGAAAGCCACCGCTGCGCAGCAGCAGGCATATTCCAACCCAACCTTCAGCACACGCCGAAGGCACGCATACCCCACGAAAGGCTGCGCCGGGGCGCGAAGCACATAGCCACGCTTCGCTTAATGACTCGCTCGCCCGCGCAGCTTGTCGAGGGGGGAAAGCGCCCACCGAAGCCCACCGATAACGCACTGATCCGCACGCTGTGCGCGCAGATCCGCGAGCAGAACCAAGAGATTGCCGCGCTGCGCATCGCGAACACCGACCTCCTCCAGCGCCTGGAGAAAGCCGAAGGAGGTCAGACAAGCGGCCTCCCGCTGACCGTCCAACAAACCACGCAACCACTCGCCACCACCGAGGAAAAGCAATGAACGCACACCACAAAAACACGCTCCCGAGCGCAGTAGGCACCCCGTTCGAGGGCGGCTTCTACATGGGCCAGTACCAGATTCAGGGCGAGCGCTTCGCCCTTATCCGCGCGCCCAAAGCGCTGGGCTTCCACGCTCCGATCCACTGGGGTGAGTATGGCCTGCTGATCCCGGACGCCGATAGCTTCGTGGACGGCCTCGCCAACACCAAGGCCATGGCCGAAGCCGGCTCGAAACTGGCCGCCTGGGCGCTCGGCCTTTCGATTGGCGGCCACAATGACTGGTATCTCGGCGCCCGCGACGAGAACGAAATGATCTATCGGGTCTGCAAGCCCACCACCGATGAGAACTGGTGCAGCTTCCGCGATGGCGACAACCCCAGCAGCTTGCCGCCGGGCTACCCGTACACCGCCGTGGCGCCCGGGCAGAGCCCCATTGCCATCTTCCAGGATGGCGGCGAGGAGGCGCTGGAGGCCCGCAGTTATTGGACCAGTACGCAGGACGGCCCGAACGGCGCGTGGGTCCAGCACTGCGGCGATGGCAGCCAGCTCACCGGCGACGAGGTCACCGCACGGCCCGCTTTCGCCGTCCGCAGAATCAAAGTCACCCCTTGACCACTTCGCTTTCCTGCCGCGCGCCCCGCGCGCGGTCGGCTCAAATTTTTGAGGACTAGACCATGCAGAACGAAATCACTCTGGCAATCGGCGACACCACGCTCATCACCACCAACGCCCTGCTCGCCCGCCACACCTTGGAACAGGAAACCGGCCTGGTACCCAGCGGCAGCATCCAGGGCGAGCTGATCACTCTCGATACCCACCTCACCCCGCCCGCTATCGGCCAGCACTGGCACGGCCAGGGCGGCACTTACGTCGGCGTGATGCGTGGCGAAAATGGCGAACCGGATTACCACCTTATCGCCCCGAAGCATGCACAGATCGACTCGATCACCTACGGCGGCCGCGGCTACCGGGTCAGCGGCGCAGATCACATCCGCGACGGCCTCGCCAACACCCGTGCCTTGACCGCTCATGATATCGATCACCCTGCTGCGCTATGGGCCACCGAGCAGGAAGCTGAAGGACACACGGATCTCTACCTGCCGGCCCGCGCGGAGGCGTACCTGTGCTGGGCACACATCCCTGAACAGTTTCAGGGCAAGGGCTGGTGCCTCACCAGCACGCAGGACGGCCCGAGCCTCGCGTGGTTCCAGCGCTTCGGCGATGGCGACCAGAACGGCGGCGTCAAGGGCCTCGCACGGCCCGCTTTCGCCGTCCGCAGAATCCTCATCCCTTCACCACTTAATGCTCTGAACAACTGCGCGCGCAGCGCGCAGTAAGCGAGTTTTCCAGCATGGCCATCGCCCAACACTTGCCGATCTACAAACGCGCCGGAGAACTGGCCCGGCTTGTAGCCGACCTCTCCAAAGGGTGGCGCCGCGACTTCAAGCGCACCCTTGGGGAAAAGGTGCTCAACGAGTGCATCGACGTGTCGATCCTGATCTTCCGCGCCAACACGGCCGGCGGCCAGGAACGGGTAGCGCACATCCAACTGATCCTGGAACGCATCCAGGTCGTCGAACTGATGCTGCGCCTCTCGGCCGACCTCGGGCTGCTCAGCGGAGCCCAGCACGGCCGAGCCATTGAAATCACCGACGACATAGGCCGGCAGGCCACTGGGTGGAAACGAAATGCCGCCGCATCGCCAGCCGTGTGAGCGCCACGGCCCTCACACCAGCGCGATTTTGATTCTGGTCGTGCCGCTGGCTCACAAGGCCACCGTCATGCGCACCAGGGGAACCACCGGGCATCGTCCCGGCAGGCCCTGCGCAGTCTCGCCACTGATCGGCCTCGGCCTTCGGCCGCGCGACGTAGATAGCACGACCTGGCGCAGAACGGCCCGAACAACGCGTGGATCCAGAACTTCGACGATGGCAACCAGAACAACGACGACAAGGACAACGCACGGCCCGCTTTCGCCGTCCGCAGCATCGAACGGCAACACCGGCGGCCATGCTGGATTTTCTATCGAGGCACTCATGCAGGCCTATTACGACTGTCGGCGCAGCAAGCGCAACAGCAAGTCGGCCCTTGCATTCGAGTTCAACCTGGAGCGCAACATCATGCAACTCCACCATGAGCTGAACACCGGCGCCTACCAACCCGGCGCCTCCATCTGCTTTGTCGTGACTCACCCGAAGCACCGCGAGGTGTGGGCCGCCGACTTCAGAGACAGAATCGTCCACCACCTGCTGTACAACCACATCGGCCCACGCATCGAGCGCTCCTTCATTGTTGATAGCTGCGCCTGCATCAAGGGCCGCGGCACACTCTATGGTGCCCAGCGCCTGGAGAAGAAGGTGCGCAGCATTACCCGCAACTGGAAACGCCGCGCCTTCTACCTGAAGTGCGACCTGGCCAACTTCTTCATCTCCCTCGACAAGCGGGTGCTCGAGCAGCAACTGGTCGCACGCATCCCTGAGCCAACCTGGCGGGCACTTGCCCTGCAGATCCTCTGGCACGACCCGCGCACCAACTACGAAACCCGCAGCCCCACCCGCTTGCTGAATCGCGTGCCGCAGCACAAGCGGCTCACCGCCCAGCCAGCGTACCTGGGCCTGCCTATCGGCAACCTGTCGTCGCAGTTCTTCGCCAACGTGCACCTCGACGCGCTGGACCAGTTCGTGAAACACCAACTGCGCGTGAAGCACTACATCCGCTACGTCGATGACTTCGTTCTGCTGTCCGAGTCTCCCCAACAACTGAATGCCTGGCACAACCAGATCGAGGCGTTCCTGGCCGACACGTTACATGCCCGACTCAACCCTGCGAAGACCGTGCTCCAGCCCATCGCCCGCGGGATCGACTTCGTTGGCCAGGTAATCCTTCCGCACCGCCGCGTCACCCGCCCGCGCACCGTGGAAACCGCCCTGCGCCGGGTCAGCACTGCTCCCGCCGAGCAGTTGCACGCAACCGCCAACAGCTACTTCGGACTGCTAGGCCAGGCAAGCCACAGCCACAACGATCGCCGGCAGCTCGCCAGGATGGTACAGCGCCGCGGACGGACGGTATCCGCCAACCTGCGCAAGACTTTCAAGGGGGCCGCATGAGCCAGAAGACCCAACCCGACAGCATGCCCTACGCCGAGGCGGTCGACCTTCCAGAGATCAGCGTGGAGCACTCCACCGAGTTTCTGACCGGTTCCGCACCGTGCGCCGGCGTATCCCGGCCACTGCCCGCCGCCTGGCTCGGGCAGCGCGGCATCTACCGCTCCAGACTCGAAGCCGTCTGCAACGGCGAGCAGTTGGTGGACCCGCTGACGCTGGGGGAGTTGATCCAGCACGCCTGGCGTTACCTCTACCTTACCCGTCGCGCCGGCCTGGGGCTAAAGCCAGCTCGACAGCCGCTGACCAGCACCACCAAGACGCCGGAAGCCACCGACGCCGCAGTGGATCAGATGATTGCAGAAGAACAAGGAGCAAGGGCATGACCGAGCAACGCACGTTAACCATCCGGGCATGCGACCAACACGGCGACATTCGCCAGGATCTCACCCAGCAGGCAGAGGCGGAGCGACCAGAGCTTTGGGCTGTACATGCCCAGGGGCCGGACGAACTGTACGCAGCATTCAGCCGCGAAGACGCGGAGAAACATGCCGCCGAGCTGAACGCCCTGCCAATGCCTGAAGGGATCGCGGTTGGCGCCGTGGTCGTTCCCTCCCCCTGGCCGGAGGCGGAACACTGGAAGTATCTCGCCGAGCAGGAGCGCGAGCACGTAGACGTAGCCCGCGCCGGCCTGACGCAACCCTCCCCGGCGCAGGCCGAGAAGGCAGAGGTGGAGCGGACGGAGGGAAGTGCCGATCTGCTGGCAATCGTAAGAGAGGCTGTCGCGGGTGCCTACAACGAGTGGAAGATGATCAGTGAGGCGGTAACCGAAATCATGGAGGCGCATGAGCGCATCGTCGGGGAGCTGCGGGCGGAGAACGCGAAGCTGAGCGAGGACCTGAACCGCCTGTCTATCATTCGCGCCAGGCTGAATCTGAGACTCGACTTCGCCCTGGACAAGATCTCGAAGCTTGAAAGCCGCTGGCCGCACGGTGAGTCTCCGGAAGAACGGTTCGAGCACTACATATCGAACACCATTGACAGAGCACCGGAGCCACTGCGCCGCCTCGGCAATTGGTTGAGCCACGTTCTAGACGAAGACCAGTGGACAACCGCTGAGCGGATGCTCACGGGTGCTTGTGTCGCAGCGGAAGAACGAGCCGCGGCACAAACTCACCACAGCGTGCCGGAGGGCTGGAAGCCGGTTCCGATTGAGCCGCTTCTCAACATGATGAGCGACAAGGACCACGACACCAGAATCATGGCTGAGCGCCAACTGCTTTCCATACTCGCCGACGCGCCCGGCAAGGAAGTGCCGCAGGCATGGCTCGACGTTCAAGCCGAACGACGCCGGCAGGTCGAGGCCGAGGGCTGGACGCCGAAGCACGACGACGAGCACGCCGATGGACAGATGGCCCAGGCAGCCGGCTGCTACGCGCTCCACGCCGGCGGAATCGGCACGGACTGGCCGGACGGTCGTCAAAATGGCGCTGCACTGTTCTGGCCTTGGTACAAAGATTCGTGGAAGCCGACCACCCCACGCCGCGATCTGGTCAAGGCCTGCGCCCTGGCGCTGGCCGAGATCGAGCGCCTGGACCGAGCAGCGGCGACTCAGGGAGGGCCAAGCGATGCGTAGAGCACTGACCGCCCTCGGCATCATCGCCGCCCTCGGCCTGGCTGTGGTGGGGCTGGCGGAGATATTCCCGATCCTCCGCACGCTGGCGGCCTGGCAGACGGGGTGCCACTGATGCGCGAAATGTACCCAAACTCCGAAATGCCGAATGCCATCATCAGCGCCAATTCTAGCAGCGGTTTCATCGCCACAACCCGCGACGGTAAGCCGCTATGCATGGCTCTAGTGGACGAAGAAGGCAACATCATCGAGGCGGGCGACTCGGTACGCTGGGCAGCTTGGCGGGTCTGCACCGAGACGCTAGAGAACCTCTGGCAGTGTGAGGGCTGGCTGGTAGTCCACAGCAGCCCTCCAGGCGACCCCGAGGTGATCAGCCGCCTGATCAAGGCCGCCGCGTAGTTGGCCTGTCGGCCCCCTCCTTCCAGACTCCCGTCCGCCGGTCAACGCGAATCCAGCGCGTTTGGCCGGCACGGGACTTCATCATGACGTCAATGTACCGCCCCTTCGGGTTCGGTATCACACCACGCATGTACACCACCAGGGTCTCGAAGGTATCCATAACCAGTTGCCGCGCCTGCTCCCTCGCTTCAGCATCGGCCATCGATTTTGCCCGCTCCGCCAACTCAGCCCATTTTGACGCCCCAGCCGCAGGGGCTGAAGCGGACTTCGCCACCAACTCCTGCTCCAACGCCTGGACTGCTGACCGACGCCTTTCCAGATCCTCCTCCAACTCGCGCGCCTTGCGTACGAACGCCAACGGCGCCGCACCACTGTCGTCCGCCAATAGCGCATCGGTTACGCGCTCCAACTGGCGCTCGATCTCGGCAACGCCTTTTTGCGCCTCGACCAGGCGCGGCCGCAGATCCTCGCCGGCCGACGACGGTTCAAGTAGACGCTGAAGGTTCATCTGGTCAGAACAATAAGCGAGCACGGCGCGCTCAATCGGTACCGAGCTACAGCTACCCCCATTGCACCCGCCATTCTTGCTGTAGCTAACGCAGTGAAGACGCCGGTGGCCATCCTCAAGTGAGCCGTCAGCCTTCACTCGCTGCATGAGATTCTGTGCTACCAGCGCGGTACCACAGTAGCCACATCGAGTTATGCCGATACCGGTCACGATGCCAACAATCTCGTCCTTTCCTCGACGCCGATAGCGCTGGCCCACCAATGTCTCCAGTTCGGAGAACTCCTCATCGGACAACAGCCGTGGATAGTAGTCCTCCAGCATGAAGTCCTCGCCATCGATGGAGATCCGCTTGGCACCTCGCAATGCAGGCAAACGCACCAACCGATATACCTGCTGCGCCGCAATACCCCAGTCGCTCAGCACCATCCCCTTTTCATGCATCAGGCGAACCAGCCGAGCGGCCCCAATACCGGATCGATATGCATCTAGAGCAAAGCGTACCGCCTCGACTCGCTCGGGAATGAACTGCCAAGAATCACCGTCCCAGGCCAACCACTGCGGATCCTTGCCACTCACAATGCGACCACGATAGGAGCCGGTAACCCATGCTTCGCACTGCCGCCGTACTGCGGCCTTCACCCGCTTGCTTTTGGTATCGGATTCCTCATGCGCCCGAATCATCACCAAGAGCGAATACACAAGGTTCATCGGCTCGGCCTTGAGCCCTTCCCTGTTGTATTCGCGGCCGTCGCTTGCCGTCACGACGGTAATGCCGGCATTCACAATCTGGCCAAGCTGCGCCTGCGCTAGAAGTGGCTCCGCTCGACTCAGACGGTCCAACCCCTCAACGATCAAGACAGACCCTGCCGGGATACGCCCCTCATCGACGGCTCTGAGGAACGCACCCAATGCGCCCTGCTTTACGTGTGTTTCGTGGTACGCCGAAAGCCCTTCGTCACGCAGAGTCAACGTGGCATCCAGTTCCATACCGTGCTTAGAGGCCCAGGCCGAGGCATACGCTAACTGACGGTCGGCGCTACTCCCGGTCGCCTGCCGGGGATCGGAAAACCTCAAATAGCTGTATACTCGCGCGCCGTTTTTTCCCATACCGTGATTCCTGAGGCACCTAAAACTAATGAATTCTCAAAAAGAGCATAAGGCCCCTAGTATAGGATGGGTTTCGTTAGGGTGCCCCAAGGCGCTGGTCGACTCCGAGCGCATCCTCACCCAGCTGCGCATGGAAGGCTATGAGGTCGTTCCGACCTACGAAGACGCCGACGTCGTGGTGGTCAACACCTGCGGTTTCATCGACAGCGCCAAGGCCGAGTCCCTGGAAGTGATCGGCGAAGCCATCGCCGAGAACGGCAAGGTCATCGTCACCGGCTGCATGGGCGTGGAAGAGCACGCGATCCGCGACGTCCATCCCAGCGTGCTGGCGGTCACCGGCCCGCAACAGTACGAGCAGGTGGTTACCGCGGTGCACGAAGTGGTGCCGCCGAAGACCGAACACAACCCGCTGGTCGACCTGGTCCCGCCGCAAGGCGTCAAGCTGACCCCGCGCCACTACGCCTACCTGAAGATTTCCGAAGGCTGCAACCACAGTTGCAGCTTCTGCATCATCCCGTCCATGCGCGGCAAGCTGGTCAGCCGGCCGGTCGGCGACGTGCTGAGCGAGGCCGAGCGCCTGGTCAAGGCCGGGGTCAAGGAACTCCTGGTGATTTCCCAGGACACCAGCGCCTACGGCGTGGACCTGAAGTACAAGACCGACTTCTGGAACGGCCAGCCGGTCAAGACCCGCATGAAGGAACTCTGCGAGGCGCTGAGCAGCATGGGCGTGTGGGTTCGCCTGCACTACGTCTACCCGTACCCCAACGTCGACGACGTGATCCCGCTGATGGCCGCCGGCAAGCTCCTGCCGTACCTCGACATCCCCTTCCAGCACGCCAGCCCGAAGGTGCTCAAGGCCATGAAGCGCCCGGCCTTCGAGGACAAGACCCTGGCCCGGATCAAGCAGTGGCGCGAGATCTGCCCGGAACTGACCATCCGCTCGACCTTCATCGTCGGCTTCCCGGGCGAAACCGAAGAAGACTTCCAGTACCTGCTCGACTGGCTGACGGAAGCCCAGCTCGACCGCGTCGGCTGCTTCCAGTACTCCCCCGTCGAAGGCGCTCCGGCCAACGAGCTGGGCCTGGAGCCGGTGCCGGACGAGGTCAAGCAGGACCGCTGGGAACGCTTCATGGCCCACCAGCAGGCGATTTCCGCCGCTCGCCTGCAGCTCAAGGTGGGCAAGGAAATCGAAGTGCTGATCGACGAAGTCGACGAACAGGGCGCGGTCGGCCGCTCCTGGGCCGACGCTCCGGAAATCGACGGCAACGTGTTCGTCGACAGCGACGAGCTGAAGCCGGGCGACAAGGTCCGCGTGCGCATCACCGATGCCGACGAGTACGACCTCTGGGCCGAGCTGGTCTGAGCCTCCCTGAAGAGCCCCGCCCCGCGGGGCTTTTCATCGCCAACCGTTCCGGAGAGCACGATGCTCAACAACGACGTACTACGCAGCCTGCGCTACCTGCTGGATCTTCCCGATGCACATCTGGCCGAACTGGCCGCCCCGTTCGGCGAGCAAGTCGAAGCGGACCTGCTCGAGGCTTACCTGAAGAAGGAAGACGAAGACGGCTTCCAGGCCTGCCCCGACCGCTACCTGGCGCGCTGCCTGGACGGACTGATCATCCAGCGCCGCGGTCGCGACGAGTCGCGTCCGCTACCGCCGCTGGAGCTGCCGTTGAGCAACAACATGATCCTGAAGAAGCTGCGGGTCGCCTTCGAACTCAAGGAGGAAGACCTCCATGCCATCCTCGACAGCGTCGACTTCCCGGTCTCCAAACCCGAGCTGAGCGCCCTGTTTCGCAAGCCCGGCCACAGCAACTACCGGACCTGCGGCGACCAGTTGCTGCGTAACTTCCTCAAGGGCCTGACCCTGCGCGTCCGTGGCTGAACGCGCGGAGCCACTGCTGGCGGTTCTGCTCCAGGCGCCGCCCTGCGTCGACCCCTGGTTCCTGGAGTGCCGCCAGGATCGCGCCGGCCTGACCATCCTCGTCCGCGACCTCGCCAACCAGCGCACCTGGCGCGTCGAGTTCGTCGAAGTCGAAGGCCTGCGCCAGCTCGACGCTGCCGACCTGCTGGAATTCTGGCCAGCCTGTGCGGCATCCGAGGGTTGGCTGTACCGGGTCGAGCAAGGCGGCTGGCTGGACCAGGAATGCCGTCGCGAGGGCTTCGTCGCCCGCGAGACCAAGGCCGTCGACGAGTATTTCGTCAATGGCGGCGATCGCTGCCTGAGCGTGCTGTCCTGGTCGCCACCGAAGGTTTCCCCGCTGATCTGACCGCCATGAAAAAAGCCGCCCGTGGGCGGCTTCTCGCGTGGCGCTCCGGCTACATCAGGAAGATCGTCGCCAGGCCGAGGAAGATGAAGAAACCGCCGCTGTCGGTCATCGCAGTGATCATCACGCTGGAGCCCATCGCCGGATCGCGTCCGAAACGATGCAGGGTCATCGGGATCAGCACTCCCATCATCGCCGCCAGCAGCAGGTTCAGGGTCATCGCGGCGGTCATCACCACGCCCAGTTCCCAGTTGCCGTAAAGATAGAAGGCCACCACGCCGATCACTCCGCCCCACGCCAGGCCGTTGACCAGCGCGACGCCAAGCTCCTTGCGCAGCAGGCGGTTGCGACTGTTGCTGGTCGGCTGTACCTGGTCGAGCGCGATGGCGCGGACGATCATGGTGATGGTCTGGTTGCCGGAATTGCCACCGATGCCGGCAACGATCGGCATCAGCGCGGCCAGCGCCACCAGTTTCTCGATGGAGCCTTCGAACAGACCGATCACCCGCGAGGCGACGAAGGCGGTGATCAGGTTGGTGGCCAGCCAGGCCCAGCGGTTGCGCACCGACTTCCAGACCGAGGCGAAGATGTCTTCTTCTTCACGCAGACCGGCCATGTTGAGGACTTCGCTTTCGCTTTCCTCACGGATCAGGTCGACCATCTCGTCGATGGTCAGACGACCGATCAGCTTGCCGCCCTTGTCCACCACCGGCGCGGAAATCAGGTCGTAACGCTCGAATGCCTGGGCGGCGTCGTAGCCGTCCTCGTCCGGGTGGAAGGTCACCGGGTCGGTGGCCATGACTTCCAGCACTTGCTTGTCCGGATCGTTGACCAGCAGGCGCTTGATCGGCAGCACGCCCTTGAGCACGCCGTCGTAGTCGACCACGAACAGTTTGTCGGTATGCCCGGGCAGTTCCTTCAGGCGGCGCAGGTAGCGTAGCACCACTTCCAGGCTGACGTCCTCGCGGATGGTGACCATCTCGAAGTCCATCAGCGCGCCGACCTGGTCCTCCTCGTAGGACAGCGCCGAACGCACTCGCTCGCGCTGCTGCGCGTCGAGGCTTTCCATCAGTTCATGGACCACGTCGCGCGGCAGTTCCGGTGCCAGGTCGGCGAGTTCGTCGGCGTCCAGGTCCTTGGTCGCGGCGATGATCTCGTGGTCGTCCATGTCCGCGATCAGGGTTTCCCGGACCGCGTCGGAGACTTCGAGGAGGATGTCGCCGTCGTCCTCGGACTTGACCAGTTGCCAGACCGTCAGGCGGTCGTCCAGCGGCAGCGATTCGAGGATGTGGGCGATGTCGGCGGGGTGCAGTTCCTCCAGCTTGCGCTGGAGTTCTACGAGATTCTGCCGGTGGACGAGGTTTTCCACCCGGTCATGGTGCTGGCCTTCCTGACGATGGGTCAGGTCTTCCACCACCTTGTGGCGATGCAGCAGCTCGACCACCTGCGCTAGGCGGTCCTGCAGGCTTTCCTGCGGCTTCTTGGCTTCTACTTCGGTCATAGCGCGCTCCACCCCCAGTAGCGGAGCACGCCAAAGGGGTCAATCAGAAACGTGATTGGTCAAACGGGAAACTGTTCGAGTTTCTACTGGGTAAGTCCATGGGGGTGTTCCAAGGGCCCTCTCGGGGCAGATACGGATAATGATAACACTCCGCTTGCGTTTTGCGCGTTACAAAATGGCGGCAAGAACAAGCGCTTGCGGCACAAAGTTCATCGTCACTCGACGCCTGACTGCGACGCCGGAAATTTCACTCAGGACACTCGGCCCCGCGGAAAAAGGCAACGCGTTAGCCTGCACTCACCCTTATCCGACCCGGAGTGCCGCCCATGCGTTCCCTGTCCCTCCTTCTCCTCCTCTCGCTGGCGTCCACCTGCGAGGCCGCTGCGGTATTCCGCTGCGAAGACGCCAGCGGCCATGTCAGCTTCACCCAACTCGGTTGCCCCGCCGGGCAGGCCGGCGAGACCGTCGTGGCGGACAACCCGCCGCCGGGAGGCAGGAGCGTCACGCCGATGGCCGAGACGAAGACGAAAAAGGCGTCCATCGGCCGGAAAAGCGTGCCGCTCGCGGTGATCGGAGAAAGAGAAGATCGCTGCGGCAGACGCCTGGACGAGAAGGAACGCCGCAAGGCGATCGTGGAGCAGCGGATAATGGCGGGAATGACCCGCTCCGATGTGGAGCGGGCGCTGGGCAAGCCGGACCGGGTCAGCGGGAACAATGCGGAGGTGCGTTATCAGTACAAGGCCGACAAGCGACGGGGAGCGAGAAGCGTGAGCTTCGATCAGGAGGGATGTGTGAAGGGAAGAGAAGGTACCGGGTGGAGCGAGTCGATCCCGGGAGCTAAGGCCGGGCCGTCCTCATACCGATGAAAGCAGGACCGGCATCGCCCTTAGCGTGCCGGGCAGGGTGTCGCCCTGCCTGCATGGAAAAGACGGACGACAGTCTTAAGCAACCTACCGCCTGCCCGCCGCGCACGCCTCTGGCTGGCGGTTATGGTCAGGCTCAATCCTCTTTCTGCGGTTCGCCGGGCAACAACGCGCGTGATGAACAGACCGCGATACAGGTGGAATCCCGTTTGCACGTCCACCGTTTCGGAAGCGCCTTGCAGTGAAGTCAAGGCAGCGATGCCCTTGCGCACACGGCACTCGTTCAACGCGCGGCTGCCTCCCTCCATCGGCAGCAAGGAGGGCAACGGCTCGCCAGCGGGCGCATGGTCGACAATGCTGCCGACGATGGTGATGAGCTGGTCGCCGCGCGCGCTGACGGCAGCCTGCGCGAGGTTTTCGGAAATCACCGCATCCAGGCGAACGATGCCGACGCGACGACTGATCAACATGACCATGGATCTCTCCTCTATGTATGGATGGCATCGCTACGATGCATCGCAACGACCTCTAGGAAGCCGTTCCACCCGTCCCCCCGGAGGCCTGCCCGGGAGCGGTGCGCTCGAGGTCGACGAGCAGCACGTGTTCGTGAGCGAGAACAAGGTCGAAACGAGCCTGCCCCAGCGCCTGGCCATCCTGCACGACGGACAGGTTTTCGATGGGTGTCAGGCGCAGCAGGCTGGCCTTCAGCACGCGCAGGCGCTCGCCGGCATTGCCTGACTGCAGCAGGCAGCGGGCATCCTGCAGGTACTGGTGCGCCTCGGGACCATGCCAGGTCAGGCGAAAGATGCTCTCGCAACTGGCCAGCAGGGACTCCTGCTCGCCACTGGCGGAAAACTCCCGCCGCACCTTGCCAAGCAGGCTCGAGGACTCCAGGCGCAAGGTCATGAAGGGGATGGCCGGCGGGGCCAGCAGTTGATCGGCATCGATGACGCTGCCGGCGGGCAGGCCGAACAACTGCCGCAACGTTTCGCGCAGGGCGGCGTGATCCAGGCGCACGGTTGCACTGGACATGGCGAACTCCTTTTTCAGGATGGATGGATGACGGACAGGCACCGACGCGGCGGATACAACCGCCGGCCAGGCCGGAGCGAAGTACGTTCGTTCAATGCAGGCGCAGGACCCGCGCCAGGTTGCCGCGCGCCTGCAACAGCAGGACCAGCAGCACCAGCAGTACCCCGAGCATCCACGGCGAGAGGTGCTCGGCACGATACAACCCGGCCACTATTCCCAGCGCCTGGCAGCCGGTGCACAACGCCAGCAGGTAGGCGCACAGGGAAACGCCGGGGCGGAAACGCGCGCCGGCGCGGCGATAGGTGATCAGGCGCATGCAGATCGCCGAGCAGACCAGCACGGTCAGGGTGGACAGCGGATCAACCATCGGACTTGCCTCCCCGGCGGCGCAACAGCCCGCGCATCCAGCTGGGCAGTTCGCCGCCACGCATCCACTCGAGCATGCCGATGCCGCCGGTCACGCAGAGGGTCGCGGCGACGAAGGCGGCCATGCCGCTGGTCTGGGTCAATCCGCGGCCGAGCGCCTCGATTCCGGCGTAATAGCCGCCGACCCAGGACACCAGCAGGTAGCCGAGGCGGGTCAGGGCGTTGTAGTCACGGGCGAACACGACAAAGAAGATGGCGCCGCCGAAGCCTCCCAGCAAGGCGTTGCCATCGATACCCGGCAGGTACATGGCCAGGCCGACGCCAGCCATTGCGCTGGCGGCGGAGGCCGCAGAGCTTGGCTCGGACATGGATGACTCCCGGAAATGCAAAGGCCCGCCGAAAAGGCGGGCCCGGAACGGCCGAAGCCCGCATCGGCGGGCTTCGGCCAGAGGAATTTCAATCGTGGAGAATTTATACCTTTATCGTCCCATAGCGTCAATATGGGAAAACCCGTTTTCATACAGAAATTTTTTTAGCGCTCGCCCACGATCCCCACCTCCGCCATCGGCTCCTCCAGCCGCTGCAAGGCCTGGCGCAGCAAAGCGACGACCCGCTCGCGCCATTCCTTGTCCCAGCGATGCAGGGTGCTCTTCGACAGCCCGCTGAGTCGCTCGATCTCGCGGATGCTCGACGGCGGACGACGGAACATGCGCATCAGCAAGGCCAGGGTTGCCCGCTGCTCGATCGGGTCGGCCCCGGGCTTCAGCCAGTCGCGCAAAGCCGCCAGACCAAGGACGAAATCCCGCCCGCGGGCGAACTCGGCCCGCACCACCGCCAGCTCCAGTGGGTGCGCAGCCAGCTGGCGCTGGGCGAAACGCACGGTCATCACCGCCTGGGCCTGCCATTCGTGCGGACTCAAACCGCTGGGCAGGTGTTCGATGAAGCTGCGATCGAAGCGCTCGCGCAGGCCATCGATCACCATCGCCGTCGACGACTTCGGTCCCGGCTGGTGCTCGAACATCCAGTAGGCCACGGCCAGCGCCTGCTCGGTACTTTGAAACATGGTATTCCCTCCTTGGCCGGCCCACCTGGCTGGCCGCTCGCATTAGCCACCCGCAGTGGCTGTGTTGGGCCGCCGTCCTACCCGACGCGAGTAGGAAAGCGCTGAAATTATGGTAATACCCATATACGGACGCTTGCAATGCCACAGGCACACCCTTAGTCTTTCCACCTATGGAACTCAAAGATCGCATCAAGGCGGCGCGCAAGCACGCCCATCTCAGCCAGGTCCAGCTTGCCCAGGCGGTAGGCATGACCCAGACCTCCATTTCCGATCTGGAGCGCGGCAAGTCCCGCGCCACCAGCTTCGTCGCGCAGATCGCCGGCGCCTGCGGCGTCAACCCCCTGTGGCTGGCGGAAGGTCGTGGCGAGATGCTCGCCGAGCGCGGCCAGGCGAATGCAGGACCCAATGCCAGTTGGCTTGGCGCAGTAGAGTCATGGGACGACGAAACGCCCCTGGATGCCGACGAGATCGAACTGCCCTTCTACAAGGAGATCGAGCTGTCCGGCGGCAAGGGCAGCACGGTGATCCTGCAGACCGGCGGGCGCAAGCTGCGCTTCGGCAAGTACACCCTGCGCAAGAAGAACATCGATCCGGCCAGTGCCGCCTGCGTCACGGTCAGCGGCAACAGCATGGAGCCGGTGCTGCCGGACGGCAGCACGGTAGGCGTGGACACTAGCGCGCGGACGATCAAGGACGGCGACATGTACGCCTTCGACCACGACGGCCAACTGCGCGTTAAACTGCTTTACCGCCTTCCAGGCGGCGGCCTGCGCATTCGCAGCTTCAACAGTGACGAGCATCCGGACGAGCGCTACGAGCCCCAGGAAGCCGCCGAGCACATCAACGTGATCGGCCGGGTGTTCTGGTACTCGGTGCTGGTCTGA